ACTAATTGATGGACTAACCGAAGCATAAGTCCATCCATAAGCCCATCTATCAGCCCAAGTGTCAGTCCATCTATCAGTCCAAGCCTAAGTCCTTCTGCTTCGGTTAGTCCATCAATTAGTCCAAGTGTAAGCCCAAGCGTAAGTCCTTCTCAATCTCCAAGCCTTAGCCCAAGTGCTTCTGTTAGTCCATCTGTCAGTCCTTCTATAAGCCCAAGTGCTTCGGTTAGCCCATCATTAAGCCCAAGCGAAAGCCCAAGCGAGTCTCCAAGTGCAAGTCCAAGCACTCCACCAGAAGGAATCATTTTTGACTTCGATCAAATTGATTCCACATTCAAATTCAAGAAGCAAAATACTTCTTTCTTATTCTATACGGCACCTACTTTCCAATTTAACAAAAGAGGGCGTTATGTCTGATGTGTCTATTATTATTCCAGCCAGAAATGAACCTTACCTACAGAAAACAATAGATGACCTGATAGCCAAAGCCAAGGGAAAGATAGAAATTATTTGTGTCCTTGATGGCTATTGGCCTGATCCTATAATAAGTGATAATCCTAATTTAGTTTTGATTCACAATACAGATGCCAGGGGCATGAGGGCTGCTATCAATGATGCTGTAAGAATTTCCAAAGGCAAATACATTATGAAAGCTGATGGTCATTGTATGTTTGCAGAGGGTTTCGATGAAATACTTAAAGCTGATTGCGAACCAAATTATATGGTTGTCCCCAGTCGTTATAGTCTCGATGCTGATAATTGGAAGAGAGGTCGAGGCCCTATTGATTATCTGTATATCACTTTTCCTTATATACCCGAAGAGCAATTTGGGTTAGGAATGCACGGTAAGAAATGGCTTGCTATTGAAGGTAACATGGGAGGGAATAGTTATTATGGTTTGGAGAGTCAAAAGAAAGATATTCTAATTGATGATATAATGGCCTTTCAAGGGTCTTGCTGGTTTATGCACAAAGAATATTTTGTGAATACAGTTGGAATGTTAGACGAATATTGGTATAATATGTATCAAGAAGCACAGGAATTAATCTGCAAAGTTTGGTTATCTGGTGGTAGATGCGTAGTCAACAAAAAGACTTGGTATGCCCATTGGCATAAGACAGGATCAGGATATGGATTGTCCAAGCAAGCTAAATTAAAATCAGAAAAAGAATCGGTTGAGTATTGGATGGAAAATAAGTGGCCTGGACAGAAATTGCCTTTTGAGTGGCTGATCGACAAGTTTTCTCCAATACCCAGTTGGCCATCAGACTGGAAAACTAATACTAAATATTTTGAGGAATATCAAAAATTGCTGGAGGGCATTTTAAAATGAATGTTAATAGTATAACAGTAAGAGAAGAAGATGGGGGATTAAGAAACTTTATCAATGGTAAGAAATTGGCCCATTTTGTTTGGAATCATTATAATCCTGATCAACCTATTAAAAAAGGTTATTTAATTCATCATAAGGATAAAGATACATTAAATGATCACATAAGCAATTTAGAATTGATGTCTATTGGAAATCATTCTATATTGCACCATACAGGCAGAAAGTGTTCTGAAAAGACTAAACAAAAAATGTCTTTAAGTAGTATAGGAAGGATTTTTTCTGATGAACATAAAATGAATTTATCAAAAAGTCATAAAGGTAAAAAGCATTCAGAAGAAACTAAAAGAAAGATGTCATCTTCTGGGAAAAATAAAATAGTATCTGATGAAACCAAAAGAAAAATATCTGAGGCACTAAAGGGGCATGTTGTAACTAAAGAGGCAAGAGATAAAATGTCTAAAAGTCATAAAAAGGGGGCATACAATGGACAAAGCTGACGAGGTTGTTTGGAAACACTTTCACATCAAAAGAAATGACGTTTTACCTTTTTCTGGTTGGGCTGGTGGTAGGGCTATGTTGCCTTTGGTCTATCAGGAATTAGGCTACAAAGTAGGGGTAGAGATTGGGACAAGAGAAGGCATTTATGCTGAGGAAATGTGCAAAGTCTATCCTGATATGAAATTGTATTGTGTTGATCCTTGGAGAGCATTTTCTAGAAACCCACAAGAAAAGTTAGAAGAGCAATATGAGATAGCCAAAAAGAGATTAGATCCCTACAATGTTGTGTTGGTTAGAAGGACTAGCATGGAAGCATTAAGCATTTTTGAAAATGAGTCTTTGGATTTCGTTTACATTGATGCTTTACATTCTTTCAATGGAGTTATGACAGACATACTCTTCTGGCAAAGGAAAGTCAGGATTGGCGGGATTGTGGCAGGACATGATTATTTCAAATTCTATCAGGCTGGTATCATAACGGCTGTCAATGCTTTTACTTTGGGTAACAACATCAATCCTTGGTATGTCACCCGAAAAGACAGAGACCCAAGTTGGTTTTACGTTAAACACCACAGATGCTATGATGAAGAGTGGATATGAAACTCTCCATCATCATTCCTGTTTTGAATAGCCACAAAGTAGTTATTCGGCAGATAAGGCATTTCAGAAAGATGAAATTGCCTAATACTGTAGAGATTATTTTTGTGGATGATGGGAGTGATCCCCCTATTCAATTTGATTCAGGAATGAAGAATTTTCACATACTTTACACCAATGACAAAAGACCTTGGACTCAAGGAATAGCCAGGAATTTAGGTGCTAGATTTGCCAAAGGGGAATATCTTTTCTTTACCGACATAGATCATATTATTTCTCAGGAAGCTATCAAGGCTGCTTTGGAGAGTGATTATGATAAGATGGTATTTCGTAGAGAGTATGGGGTGTTGGATAGTCATGGTAATATTAGACAAGAACTGCCCATACTTTATGCCAAGGGTCTTGATCCTGCAAGATACAGGAGAAGGAAATTAAATGCTGGATTTCATCCAACCACCTTCTCAATAAAGAAAAAGATATTTGATGAGATGCACGGTTTTGAGCCAAGATTCTGTCAGTATGGTTTTCATGCAGGCAAGAAATTCATGTCTGAGGATAGGGATTTTTTCTTGAGATGGCAAAGGAGAGTAGCAAGGGGAAAATACAGACCTGAGATAGAAGGACCAAGAGTTTTCATGTTTCCTGTTGGTAGATTCCATGTAAAGCATGATCATAATCCAGGTGGAATGTTCCACGACCTGAGCCTGGAGCAACCAGAATGAAACAACTGCTGATTATTCTTTTGATTCTTATATTGCCAATCCAAGCTTGGGGAAATCCTTGGTTGATTAGCCAACAATATGAACCAGCGGAGATTCAGCCAGACAGGTTCTATCTTTGGTTTGATGATGATAAGCTGGAACATGGAGTATCACCATCTTATGATATGCTGAAAAGACCATTCCTATTGGTTGATGTTGAGGTGTTTGGATTGAAACCTGGGCATCATGTGGTTAGGGCGCAAGCAGCTTGGAAGGACGAGGTATCCGGTATGTCCGATCCTTTCCCTTTTTCCTGGCCTTGGCAAAGGTTTTCATCCCCACGGTTATCAATACTAGAACACCGGCCAGTCCTAAAATTAGACAGCCCTATGACGAATGGTACTATTAGACCACCGACAGGACTAATGCTGTTTTAATTGAGCATGGAGTAACCAGAATGATAGCTATAGTAGGAAAGGGGCCAAGCCTAATAGGTAAGAATATGGGCAGCCTGATAGATGCTTGTAATGTAGTGGTCAGGACTGCTGGTGGTAAATTGGATAATGATTATGGTCACAAAACAGATTATATCATTGTGACAACTCTATCCATACCTGAGATAGAGCAAAGTGATTTGACAGGAGTTAAAGGAATCTGGATTTATAAAACAAGAACCAGACTTGGGTATAGCGATTGTATTTCTTATGTCAAAAGTCTTTTTGATGGTGAGATTAAATTTGCCAATATACAGGAATGGATAGAGGAATACAGAAAGACAGCCACAGTTTTTGAATATTCCCCTAAAGTGAACTATCCATCTAAAGGTACTGTAGCTGCTATTATGGCAATGAAAAGTTTTGATTATCCCCATGTGATAGTAGCAGGGTTTGATTACATAACAGGAAGGACAAAAGTAGCCAAGCCCAAGCATGATTTCAAAGTTGAAAAGGAATTGCTGTTTAAGGCAGCAAATCAATACAATAAGACATTGAAGGGAATGACATGAACCTTAGAGACTTGATCTGGATTAAATTTGGAATCAGGCCAGATGATATTTTGCCTTTTACTGCCTCTTCAAGAAAAGGGACCAGGAACATGATCTGGCAAGTGGCTGGAGAAATTGGCTTAAAAGTAGGAGCAGAAATTGGGGTGGAATGGGGTAGGAATGCTGTTGGTATATGTCGGGGCATACCAGATGTCAAGTTATATTGCATTGACCCTTATCTTCCTTATTACTCTAATTTTACAAGACCATCACAAGCACGTTGTGACCACATCATGGAATGTGCCCAAGCAAAGTTTGTCAATTATGATGTTACTTTTATTAGGAAGAAAAGCGTAGAGGCCAGCAAGGATTTTGAGAATGAGTCCTTAGATTTTATTTATATTGATGGTGCCCATAATTTTGACGATGTGATGCTAGACTTATTGCATTGGGTTCCTAAAGTAAAACGCTGTGGTTTAATATCAGGACATGATTATAACGAAGGATACAGGAATGGTGTGATTACGGCTGTCAGGGCTTATACTCATGCCCATAATGTTAGTGAATACTATTTGACTTCTGAAGGACAGAAGAGTTTCTTTTGGGTGAAAGATTGGTAGACACTTTCCTATTTTTCAATGAGTTGGATCTGCTTGAGATAAGGCTTCATGCCCTTGCTCCTTATGTCAGGAAGTTTGTCTTGGCAGAATGTCCAATTACTCATAGTGGTAAACCAAAGCCTTTATTCTTTCAGGAGAACAAAGAAAGATTCAAGGATTTCCCAATTGAGCATTTGATTGTCCCTATAACAAGTGGTACGTCTTGGGTTCTTGAGCATTATCAAAGAGAATACTTGATGAAGGGTATTGAGGATGCTGATCCAGAAGAGATAATCCTGTTGTCTGATATGGATGAGATTCCTAATATGAAGGGATATGAGTTTGGTAAAGAAGGTGCCTTTAAGCAAAAGATGTATTACTACTATTTAAATATCTGGACAGGCACTCTGTGGAAAGGGACTATTGCCAGAAAGAAAAAGAATATTGTCAAGCTGAATAGAGTCAGAAACAGAAGGAATGGTTATCCAACCATAGTTTTTGATGGGGGATGGCATTTCTCTACGTTGGGAACAACCGAGCAAATCATTTATAAAATAGAGTCCTTTGCCCATATTGAATTGGACAAGCCTGAGTTTAAAGACAGGATTGATGACAACAGAAAGAATCTGCAAGACCCTTATAATAGAGGAGCAGCAAATTGGGGAAAAAGGGATTATAGATTGAGATTGGAAATGCCTAATGGTCCTGATTGGCTGTTAGAAAACAAAGAGAAATTTGCCCATCTTTTTTATGGAGATTTAAATGCACCCTGATAGCATGAGATTAATAAGATATTTCCGTGACCATTACCTTTTAGATATGAAAGGCTGTTCAATCTTGGACGTTGGATCAAGGAAAACAAGGCGTGGGCATAGAATCTACAAAGAGGAATTAAGGGACTATCAATATACAGGAATGGACGTTGTCCCTGGAATGAATGTGGATATTGTTGGTTATGAGAATATTAAAGATGTTTATGATGTGGTTATAAGTGGTCAGACTATGGAGCATGTAGAAAGACCGTGGGAATTTTTGGTCAATCTAAAGCAATATTTCAAGACTTATATCTGTATAATTGCACCCCATAATAGCCCAGAACATAAAATTCCCATAGACACTTATCGGTATTTTCCTGATGGTATGAGAGCTTTGTTCAATTATGCTGGGATCAAAGAGTTGGAAATAATTAAAGCTGTAGCAGATACTATAGGCATAGGGAGTCATTAATGGATCTGAGCGTTTTAATCCCCGCAAGGAATGAGATGTTTCTTAGGAACACAGTAGATAATATTCTATCTAAGATAGAAGGTGACACAGAGATTATTGTTGTGGCTGATGGCAACTGGCCTGACCCACCTATCTTAGACAATCCAAAAGTTAGGATCATTCATCATAGCGAATCTATAGGCCAAAGGGCAGCAACGAATGAAGCAGCCAGATTAAGTAGGGCTAAATTCATTATGAAGTGTGATGCCCATTGTGCTTTTGACCAGGGGTTTGATGTTAAACTTATGGGGGATTGTGAATATGACTGGACCGTGGTTCCGAGAATGTACAATCTACATGTTTTCAATTGGAAGTGCAATAATTGTGGCAATGAAACATATCAAGGCCCGACTCCAACCAATTGTCAGAAATGTAATACTCAAGCGACCTTTGAAAGAGTGATCTATTGGAGGGAAAAGAGAAATCCTACCAGTGATTTCTTTCGCTTTGATTCGGAATTAAAATTTCAATACTGGGGTGCTTTCAGGGATAGACCAGAAGCTAAAGCAGATTTAGCCCCTACTATGTCATTGATTGGTGCTTGTTGGTTTATACACAGGGAAAGGTTTTGGGATTTAGATGGGCTTGATGAGAAGCATGGTAGTTGGGGGCAAATGGGAACGGAAATTGCTTGTAAAAGCTGGCTGTCTGGTGGGGCTTTAATGGTCAACAAAAAGACTTGGTTTGCTCATCTGTTCAGGACTCAAGGTGGTGACTTTGGTTTTCCTTATCCTTGTAATGCTATTCCTGCAAGAAAGTATTCTAAGAAGTTATGGCTTGAAAATAAATGGCCTAAAGCCAAGCATGATTTGAATTGGCTTCTGGATAAATTTGGTCCTGTCCCTGGATGGGAAGAAAAGGCTAAAATAACTGTGAATGACATTATGGATAAACCAGTACCATCTGAGAATACTCCCAAAGAAGGTTTAGTCTATTATACTGATTTCAGCGGAGATGAAAGTATTCTTAAAACAGTTAGAAAACAGATTACAAAATGCTGCCCTGATTGGCCTGTTGTTTCAGTGTCGTTAAATAAGCCTTTAGATTTTGGTAAGAATGTTGTCTTGAATGGTAAGAGAAGTTACTTGATGATGTTTAAACAGATATTGGCCGGAATAGAGGCTAGTGAAGCTGACATGCTTTATATGGTTGAGCATGATGTTTTATACCACCCAAGTCATTTCCAATATAAAATTCAAGACCCTAAATTATTTTATTATAATGAGAATCGTTGGGCTATAAACTATAATACTGGTCATGCCCTTTTTTATCATACTAAAGCCACTTCAATGATGTGCGCTAAGAGAGAGTTATTACTGGAACATTACAGAAAACGTGTTGACAGAGTTGAAAAAGAAGGATATAGTTTTAGAATAGGGTTTGAGCCTGGAGGACACCAATTTCCAAGGGGCATAGACCAATATAAATTAGCTGTTTGGTGGTCTGAATTTCCTTGTTTGGATATACGACATGGCAAGAATTTGACTGTTAGTAGATGGAAAAAAGAGGACTTTAGGAATAAGAGAAATCTTTATGCTTGGGCTGAAAAAGAAATAGATGATGATATGCCTGGGTGGGGCAAAATTAAAGGTGTGATGGAATTGTTTAAGGAGGGAAACGATGCCATATAAAAGGGTAGACCCTGTGCCTGAAAAGCTGATGGATATTACAGCCTATGAAGGCCATTTCTCAATATGCCAAAAACTTAGAGATATTTATCACATGACTAATGATGCTGAAATAAAAATGAATTGCAGAATTGCAATGGCAATGGCTAAATCTATGCAAGATAAACTTAAAAAATATAAAGAAGGATTAGTCAAATGAATCCATCTATATTCAAGAAACAGCCTTGGGAAGAAAGACAACTTGAGTTTGATGTATCAAATGCTTTAGCTACTGGTGACACTCTTTCTGCTAGCTTGACTCCTGTGGCTGAGGTTTTACTTGGAGATATTGTACAAAGTGCTATGGTTAGTGGGAATGTTACCAAAATAGCTAATAAGGTTTATGTTAAAGTTATAGGGGGAACAAACAAAATAGATTATACTGTTAGGGTAAGAATAACCACCACTAATGGTGATAAAATAGAAGATGAAATAACCATGCAAGTCAGAGATTCCTAAAAAGGAGGAGATTATGAAAAAGATTCTTTTAGTATTGGCTATGGTTTTATTTTCCAGTCCACTTGTTTATGCCTCACCATTTCTAACCTGTGATTGTACACCAGCAGCAGATTTAATTACTGGGTTTCAATTACAATTTGGTACTCAAACTGCTATTGACGTTCCAGCCTTGACTACTTGTTTATCTACCACCTGTCTTACCGATCAAAAAGTAATCTGTTATGATTTAGGAACTATGCCAAATGGGGCATTTTCTGTGAAAGCTTTAGCAAAGAATGTGTGGGGGTCATCCAGTTGGACAAGCCCTTTGTCAGGAACAAAATCTTTACCTACTTCCCCTTCATTGCTAAGGATTATCCCGTAAGTGGATTAAGGCTATTGATACTTGATGAGGGCTATTGGTAAAGGAGAAATCATGGAAAAGAAAATGGATTATTTCTTAATTGCACTTGCTGTTTTCTGTTTCATCTTGGTTGGGTGTTCCTCCAAGATCATTTGGTCTCCAAATGGAGATTTTGAAGCATCCAACTATTCAATAAATGAAACACTTGATTCCAAGGGAAAGGTGGTTTCCCGTACCTACACCCCATTTGTGCCTGACCGATGGTATAGTGATGCACTGGATAAAATAGGGCCAATGTTTGGTCAGCTTTCACCACTAATTAAAATGTGGATTGATGCAACTAAGATTGTTCCAGTCCCTACTCCTGCTCCCCCGGCACCAGTCCCGGCTCCTGTGCCGCCTACTCCTGAACCCCCGGTGCCTACGCCTTATCCGGCACCTGTCCCAACACCTGTCCCAGTGCCTACGCCTGCAAGCACGGTTTTCACTCAAACAGGGAATGTAATAACTTTGGACATGAACACTTTGCCACGGAGTATGGGACAAGCAGGATTCTTGGTTTCTGATAATGGCCTTTACTATGCAATGGCTTTCATCTATGCCTATGGGCCAGGACAGACTATGCCAGATGATAGTGCTGGAACTTTAATACCAATTAACACACCTGAGAAAAGGGCTGAGATTTATAAGTGGTTTGATAATGAGGTGATGAAAGTCAGGAGTATGATGCAAGCTAATTCTGCTTTGACTTTAGTGGCTATCACAAATGATGGCGTTGACAAGTGTGGGTTTAGATTAGGGCCACCAATACTGGAACGATTGAAAGAATTTGGCAACAGAATTAGCTTGGGTGAGATTTATGTTTATGCCACTTCCGATGCAAAAAAGAAGGGTAAAAAATGAATGACATGACTCTTTACAACAAGTATCGGGATCAAATGAAAACTGGCGATCTCCTAACTTATGATACTGATGGTATTATCAGCAGTATGATTAAATGGTGGTCTCCCGAAGCTAATCATGCTGGAATGGTTTTGGACTTGGATGAATATGAAGGAGAAGAGCATAGGAGATGGACACTTGAGGCTACCAGTGGTGGTCCAAGAATGGCTTTCCTTTCAGGTCTTTTAAAAACAGAATATGGGAGAGTTTGGTGGCATCCTCTCAAACCAGAATTTGATGATGCCAGAACTGCTATTGGCTGTTTTGCTTTAGAACAGCAGGGAGTAGTCAAATATGATTTTATCTCCCTATTAAAATATCCGTTCAAGACTGTTTCGGCAGATTTGAATAAGCTTTTTTGTAGTGAGTATGTTTTTCTTTCTTGGAAAGCTGGTGGAATTGTAGCTGGGGATGCTGCCCCTAAGCCCTCTGATTTAGCAAAATTTGGGGCTACTTTACCTCCAGTTTTAATCATTGACACTAAACCTGAAGATTTGCCGGTTACACCAACGGTAGAACCTTAACAAAGGAGGATAGAAAATGAAAGATCCGTACACGACTTGGAGTGCTTTTGTAACTGGTGCTGTTGCCTTGATTGCTCTTTTTGGATTTAATGTAGATCCTAAGTATGTCACAGCTATTTTGGCAATCGGTGGTGGAGTAGTTGGGTTCTTTGCCAAACAATCAGATTAAATTTACTTGGCCTAATCACCCCTATGGCTTGGTGGGCTATTATATCCAAGCCATTAGGGAGTGGTTATTTAAATTCAGGAAGAAATGGAATAATAATTGGAAAAATTGATACCGTTGAATCCTATGACAGTCCTCAATCTAATTGTAGCGTTGTCAATAATAGCATTAGGATTGTATTATTTTATTCGTGGTCGCAAAGTAGACAGATGGATGGTATTATCCAATCTTCTTGCTGGTGTTTGGGCGGCAACAACTATTATTGTGATAATTATAGATAGGACTTACAAGGATATATTTGTTGAGCATACTACACGCTGGTTGATAAGTGTCACCTTGTTTGTTCTGTTATGTACTAAACTTGGAAATTTGATTAGGATTGGACGCAAAGATAATGGATAGTCAGTGGTCTTTTTTAGCTACCTTAATTACTGCTTTAGCTGGCGGTGGTGGTCTTAGTGCTATTATAATTTCATTGCTAACCAGAAAGAAGCTAATGGCTGAGGCTAAAGTCAAAAATTCTGAATCTGCTGGTATTATAGAAGAGGCTGCATCCTCTTTAGTAGAACAATATCGTAAGGATAACATAAATATTAGGAACCAATATGATGAATTAGAAATAAATATGAAGGAGTGTGTAAAGGAAATTAAAGAGTTGAAAACCAAGCTCAATACTTTTGAAACAAGGCATACTAAGCTTTTGGAAGTAATTGAACGACTTGTTCATCAGGTAAAAAGCCTTAACCATACTCCTGTCTGTGGTCCTGAGATATTAGTTGGAAATGGTGAATGAAAGAAAATTTTGATAAAGCTTTGTCTTTTACTCTTGGCCCTAACATAGAGGGTGGATATTCTAATGACCCACATGATCCAGGTGGAGAGACCAAATATGGAATAAGTAAAAGATCCTATCCAAACCTTAATATCAAAGACCTTACTTTAGATGGTGCCAAGTGGCTTTACAAAAAAGATTTTTGGAACAAATGTGATTGTGATGAAATAGATTGGCCCTTTGATATTATTTTATTTGATTCGGCTGTCCAGCATGGGATAAGTAAAGCACTAACTTTATGTCAGGAGAGTAAAACTTGGCAGGATTTCTTGTTCAATAGAATTGCTTATTATTGTAGGATTACTGACAAGACTAATGATAGATATTTACATGGCTGGATGAATAGAATGGTGGCCCTTTATAGTTATATTAAAAAAGGATAATGGAGGTATTTATAACATGAAGAGAATATTAATTAGTTTAGGTTTAGTTTTGCTGTTGGCTGGAAATGTTTTTGCAGCAGGGAGTGCTTGTAATGAGTTGTTTACTCCTAATATTAATTTGAAGTATGGAGATAACTATTTTCCTTCTGGTATTAAAATAGTACGTTTTGGTTGTGTGGCAGATGATGGAAACGGTTCTTACCCTTCTACTGCATTTTCTGCTGGAACTATGTCTGAACTTATTGGTTGGAGTCTATACATGGGGGCTACGATAAATGGTACTCCTGCACCTACTGCTTTGTACAAAGTGGCTATAACTGATACTGATGGAGTTGATATTTTAGGTAATGGTGGGGCAAATAGACCGGGAACGGCTGCTGTTTCCTCTCAGTTTATGCCACTAACAGATAGTGTAGGGGCTGCTCAGGGTTGGAGACCTATTACTACCAATTTGACTCTTGCTTTAACTGATAATTTAGTTAATTCGGCTATAACTACGGTTTTGCTTTATTTCTTTAAAACTAATTAGAGGTTTGAAATGAAAAAACTCATAGCATTTCTGGCCTTTCTACTCCTGGCCTCACCGGTATGGGCGACAAACTACTACGTCAACAGTGCTTCCTCCGGTGGAAATGGTACAACTACGGCTACCAGTGGCACTAATGCTGCCTTTGCCACGGTAGCTGCTGCACAAGCGGCCTTGACTGGGGATCAGTCGGATAACTTCCTGCTGTTTAACAAGGGACAGACCTGGGCAGCAACATTGACGCTTGCCGCTTATGGTACATCAGGGCATCCGTTTACTGTTGGGGCGTATGGAACAGGAGATAAGCCAGCTATCGGAACAGGAAACACCGGCATTGAAATAAACAATAAGAGTTATATTACCATCGACGGTTTGGCTCTTTCTGGGGCCATTCGGGGCGTGTATGCCCATTCTGTTAGCAACGGGTTGATTATCCAGAATAATACCATCTCAGGACAAACAACAGTTAATAGTATGACTGGCTGTGTTGTGCTAAACGGCAGCAGCAATACATTAATTTACAATAATACCTGTTCCGGGTCTTATAAGGGGATTAACATTAGTGGGTATAAGGCATCAACCGGCATTTTGAATGATTCGATAACGATTAGAGGAAATACCGTTTCTACAATACAAAGCGCAGGCATCAACATACAAAATGGTGATATTACTGCGCCGATCACTGATGGAATTAAACCCACAAACATAATAATAGAAAATAACGATGTGTCCGAGGCCGGAATTTTAGCTACTGGGATTGATACCGCTGGAATTCATACGCTTATGAATGGAGATGGATTGATAATTCGCTTCAATAGGGTTCATAATTGCGGATTGGACCCAACCACAGTCAGGGGCAGTGGCATAATGGTCGATGAGGACGGCGGGACGGCGGAAGTTTATTATAATGTGGTTTATAGCAATTCTCAAAGCGGGATTTCTACCACGACAGACGGGACCAAAATCTATAACAACACTATTTATGATAACCGTGAGGGGATCGCCTTGTTTCACTCCGGTCAAGGGTATGAGGCGATAGGGTGTCTCATCAAAAATAATATAGTTGTTCAAACCAGCACAAAGCCATACACGGTGGTTAGCAATCGTGCTGTGACGGCTGGAGCGAGTACTTGGAGTAATAACGTTTATTATGGTAGTTCCAATGCTACTCCATTTGGGTATAATAATGCTGATGGAAATTGGGCCGGAAACCATAGTTTTGCAGATTGGCAGGGTCATGTAACTGACGGTGGATCGTCTGTGGCCGATCCCCTCTTCGTCTCTGCTGCTGGTGGAGACTTTCACCTTCAAGGAACTTCTCCTGCTCGCCATGCTGGAACCAATGTGGGTCTGACAACTGATTATGATGTACGCTTTGTTAAACCAACGCCCGATATAGGGGCGTATCAATATCCTTCTGGACGCAGAATGATGAAAATTGGAAATAAATGGAGATAAATTTAGGGGAGTATTTATGAGATGGGAAAAATTAACTGTCCGTTCTGTGGAGGAAATGCCTATGAATTAGATTGGCAATCTATCTGTAAGGTTTGTTTTAGACGGTGGGAAACTGAGTATACGGAGAAACTATATGATGAATTCAAAGGTGGATTATATTACAAAGGAGGATTTTATGGCAAACAAACCAAAGGGGAAGAAAAAGGCTGAACCAACTGTGGTAGGTTCAAAAAAGCAGAAGGTCAAAAAGAAAAAAGGCGGTAAAAAATAATCTTTAAAATGGGGGCTATGCCCCCTTTTTTAATAAAATTTTAACCCTTTTATCTGTGATTCCAATACAATTGTCGTGACATATTAATTCTGCACAATTTATACACCCCTGTTCCAACTTAGGTTTTCCATTTTTTTTAATCCAACTTGCGTAAAATTCCATTAATTCATCAATGGAATCATAACGCCTTAATTGGCGTATACTGTATTTAATCGGCATAAATTAACTCCTTAAACCTGTCCTGATTATTGACTATATAATCAGGCATAGTATCATCCAGTGGCACCGTATTGATAGGACCGCCACCAGGACACCATAAGGCACATCTGTTTGCTATACTTTCTCTTAAATGGTCCATATATTGCGGAACGTCTATCTCTGTATGGGCAAAGGCTTTAATCTTAGTGTACACTCTGTCATATCCACCAATCCAGCCAAAATGCCATCCACCATTTCTAATTGGCTCTATCTGGTTTCTTATATTCCTGACCTTTTGTGGATTGCCATAATGAGTGGTGATTCTATCATATTCTAATCCTACTGTACCATTCCAATGCTCTTCATTCTGTACATTCAGATAATACATAAAAGATCGCTGGTCATATACTCCAAAGTGTTTATTTGCAACCAACTCTCTTTTTGGTATTTCATCCAAATCGCTGATCAGAATATAATCTTTTGGTTCTGGATTTAAATATCTTAACCCATTCATAATAGCATTTCTCTGATGGTTTTCTAAAGGCCATCTTTCGTTGCCTATCACAGCAGGCATGTCATTAACTATGATATGTACCATCTTAGGCCAAAATCGTTTAAATAGGGCTGAGTTTTTTTCATAATATAAAGGCTTATCTAATCCTGAGTGGGTCTTATCAGCTTCCACCAGGACAAATTTGTCTACTACAGGATCAAGATAGTTTAGCCTGATTTCTAATAGTTCAAACTCGTTGAAAAAGGTAAAAGCATCTACTATCATTTCACCACCCTTATATTCATACCAGGACGATAGAGGTTAATGAATTCATTCCTGTGTGGAGCAAGACTACAAGGCCATTCTCCCTTGTGTTTGGCTTGGATTACTGCTTTTTCAGCAGTGGTTGTAGGGTTTTTGTAGTGGGCGAGACAAATTTTATCATCTAAAAGTTTACAGATATCACAATATTTTTGCATTATAATACTCCTATTTATGTGATTTTTTTAATGATTCAGATATTTTTCTTTTATGTTCGTAAGAAAGAGTTTTTCCTGTATTCCAAGGTTTTTGCCCTTTACTTGAATTCGACATTTTTAGTTTTGTCTCCTCAGAATGTCTTTTTCCCCTCATTCCAGTAGTATGTCCTTTATGGCTTTCAGACATTTGTAATTTAGTTTCTTCTGTATGTTTGTAACCTAAAGTATATTTATTTCCCTTTAAAGCTTCTGATACTTTTTGTTTTGTCTCTAATGAATATTTCTTTCCAGTTTGGTGTAATCTTCTATGTTCACTTTCTGTCATTAATTCCAAATTACTGATATCATCATTTAATGGTTTTCTATCTTTATGATGAACAACCATTCCTTTAACCCAAGGATTGTTTGGGTTATGTTCATTCCAAATGATGTGGGCTAATGGCTGTATGCCTTGATAAAATCTCAACCCACCGTTGTTTATTACCCTAATATAATTCATTTTATTCTCTCCTTAATTATTTTAAATACTTCATGGGCAGGTATTTTCCCATGCTCACTATTTGGATTGGCAGCATAATTTGCAGGCAAGTGATATACCCAACATCTCTCATAGTCATCAAGTGGGACTAAGACCCTATGGTTAAATCCTTCTGGAACATTATGGAGTATATATCCTGAGATACAAGTTTCCCCGAAACCAAACTTGTAAATGCTTTGATCCATCATTGGTGAAAAATAGATAGAATCTATGTGTTCTCTGGCTAATTCCTTATCCATGATGGATATGCCTTGGAATGGTTCTTGCGGTATAAAGAAAGGTTTTCCACCAACATAGACAATCTTTAAACTATCTATATCTGTTCTAAATGTTAAATCAGAAGCATAGTCAACTCCTTGGTAAGTCTCAATTCTAAATGTCCCTGGAATAAAATATTCAAACCCAAATCCAATTCCAACAAATATCCTTCTCGTTTCCAGCCAATAATCAAATACTTTTCTTGGTATTTCTATATCTCCATCCGTATAAAGGAAATGGGTATAATCTGATTCAAGAAATTCAGATAGATATTTCTTGTGTTCCCAAATCAACATCATTGGATTGGCAACAGATACTATCTCCACTTCAATTTGCTTACCAAAAGACCATATATGGTCAACTAAGCCCTTATCATATTCATTCATAAATACAAGTATTCTCATATCCTCTATTTGCCAATCAACCAAAGCCTTTAAGGTTGATTCTAAGAAGCAAAGCTTTTCAGGCTGTATTAAGAATGGCAGATTAATCCAAGGCTTCATATCAATCCCTCTTTCTCTGCTATCCAAATAGGTATCACCATCAATTCTGTTTGCCCTTGAGTCCAGTCTTCATCATAATTCTGAATCTTACTCTTGGCAACCCAGCAGTAAATATCCCCATCAGTAACCCGCAAGGCTTCATCAGTTTCGTTCATTATTTCCAAGTCCAATTCTACATATTCTTGCTTAGCCATAAAGCCTCCTTATTTATTCTAACCCCATATACCATTCAGTTATACCAGGATAATGTGCCCCATTGTACTTAACAATAAAATCTTTCTCTCCCATCATTCCATCATAAAATTCCTTCTTAGTCGTAACTAACTTGTTTTTATCAAATTCTATTAGCCTTGGATCTGGAAAATTAGAATGTAAAGGAGTATAAAGAGTCTGCTGGAAGTTTAGTTCCTTTTCTATTGCTACTTTGGCAGGTCTAACAAAACCATAGTGACTGCATGTGACGCTTGACATATAAATCTGGCCATCTCCCTGCAATCCAAAACCATCATCATAACTTCTCCACTTCATACTCTTTCTTCCCACTCTAGCTGATCTATCGTAGAGCTTGCCAAATATTCTATGCTTGATGTCATTATAGAAATGAATGAAATTGACAGTCACCCCACCATACTCTTTAGGTAACAGATTTAGCTGTTTGACTAAGCTAAGTATTTCTCCTGGCCGATAGACCTCATCCATGTCTACCGAAATTACCCAATCATTATTGGCTTTGGAGATAGCTAAATCAGCCAGCCTTTTCATATTGAATTTTCCTTCTGCTGGGTCTTCAATCCACTTAGCATAGACTAATTTTAATTTGCCAGCAAAAGACTTTTCCAAGGATTGACAATATTCAACTGTATCATCTTCACTATCAGTGCAGACAGCCAAGGCAAATTCATCTGTTTCTGATAGTATAGATTCTATAGACAGCTTTAAGGGAAATTGATATTTCCTATGATTATAGATTTTGCCTATACCACTAAGCATCTTATTCTCCTATCCTTATGATTTTAACTCCAGGTTGATCAGAAATATAACGGAAAGGATCAACAACGATACTACCAAAAGGGAAAACAAAATTTTTAAACTCTTCATGCTTACACCCAATAAAAACAATTAACTTTCCACTATTAGAATATAATTGATCAGACTGATATTTATTCAAGACCATATAATTGACTCCTGCCTCCCTCAATATCTCAGCAACCAATAAGGCATGAGATCCGGTAATCAGATTAGTTTCCGGCTTAAAAGTGTAGCCTAAGATAACAATCAAATCTCCTTTCTGATATTCACCCATTATCAAATTAACAAAAAACTCAGCTTGCTTCTCCCTACTTAACATCAGATTTTCAAACCAGTCATAAGATAAGCCCAATTGTTTAGCCAGCCAAGACATAGCGATATTGTCACGAGGATGGCAACCGCCACCGTCACCCATCCCGCCATTCAGATAAGCAGGAGACACAATTCTTTTAGTCGCATTTTTCAAAGCCTCCATAACTTCGTCAATGTTAGCACCAGGAATCTTGTGGCATATTTCCATTAGGGTATTAGTAATGCAGATTTTAGAGGTGATAAAAGTGTTGTAGGCTACTTTGGTCAATTCGGCTGATTCTATAGACATAACTTGATAGAAAGGATTTCTTTCCTTATTTCCTTTACCATAAGGTCTAATCAATTGTTGGCTATAAATTTTATAGTATATATCAAGTAGATTTTTCCACCCATCTCCTTCATCCATTCCAAGCAATACAAATTCAGGATTCAGAAAGTCATAGATGGTTGTACCCATAGCAATAAAGAAAGGATTGTAGACTAAGCTGATCCTTTTGTCTTTTTCTATAATTGGAATTATTTCTCTCCTGATAGTTCCAGGCAAAACGGTGGATATGATAACAAGTGTTTTAGGACTAGGGTCACTAGAAATCTGTACTTCCATAGTAAATTTTTCAACAGCTTGAACCAAATAAGAATAGTCAAAGTCCTTCCTTTCTGGTGGAAATCTTGTTATTCCTTCATATCTATCCTCATGGGGAGTTTGTATGGGCATAAAAATAACATCTGAATTTCTAATTACATCAGAAAGGTTTTCACACCACTGGATAGTATGGACTTTTAGCAGGTCGTCAGCCAGTTCTTCTTTATAGGGAATTTTTCTGTAGATTAAATAACCAGCCACATCAGGGTTAATGTCAGTTCCACAGACATCGAAGCCATAAGAGTTAATTGCTAAAGCCACTGGCAAACCTAATTTACCCATTCCAATAAAACCTACTCTTGGTTGCATTTATGCTCCTTTCCCTAATAAAGCAGAACCAAAACCATAAGGCACTGAATCAGAATGTTTTCCCATCAGATTATAACCTTTTGATAATAAATAAGGGACTGCCAAAGCCCCTTTACCAAACCAATTATTCCCTTCTCTCCAAGTATCATCAAAAAGAAAGAAACAGGATTCCGCAGCAAAGTCCACATCTATCAAAATTGCTTGTAATAAATGTGCCTTGTGGCAAGAATGGTTATTATCATCCATGTCGAGACCATATTCTTTATACCTGCTTTGCTGATCAAGTATTTGGGCGTGTCCCCTTATATGCTCCCAAATGAAATCAAAGTTATCAAGGTATGCAAAAAATATCTTCTGGTTCTTTTCCTTAAAGTGATTGAGTAAAAAATCTTCTCCTGTCATATTTACAGGCTTTACCCAATCCATATTTTGAATATAAGAGTGTGGGATAGGATCAAAATCAACGGAGTAAAATTCAAGATTATTTCTCTTGCAAAAATCGTTAAAAAATGCCGTGCTTCCTTCTCCCCTTTCCATCCCTATCTCTAAAACTATTCCACCTTTATAATAAGGCATGACCTCTTCGATTAAAGAATACTTGCTAGCACCCATTATGATTTCCCTAATGCTTTATTTATATTCTCAAGGGAAAGGCCGGAACCCCTTGTTGCCGCACAATGAATTATTGTTGAATTTTTGATTTCCATATCAGAAATACTGCCCAAAACTAAGGTGTTCCAATTAGGAATATTATAGATGTTATAATCTGTTATGTCTTGAGCATGAAACATCTTATTATAAATAATGGTGTCATAAGCCCATTCATCAATCCAAGAATAGGCTAAATCATCTCCAATGTCCCAAAGTTTCTCATCCATTGCTGCTGGATAGTACCTTAAATTTGCCATCATCCAAGGAGACAAATTTCTAACCAAGTCTAAACAAGTTGGATTGCTGAAGGAAAACTGAAATTCATTGGCTATCACAAACATGGCAAACTTATTGAATTTTTCAAATATCTCTACTGGCTTTAAACAGATGGTGTCCGAATCAGCAAACAGAATGTTGTGATGTCCTGAGAAATATATCTCTTTCACCCTTGAATATACTTCTTTAAATAACTGATGATAATTGGACACTTTCCCCCTTAATATAATAATCTCGTCCAATCCAGCTAGATTATTTTTAAAGGACTCGACACAAAGCTCAGTCATTTTTGTATAGTCTTGGAAATTAGTTAGCCCATACATATTGTCCACTTGGTAATTGACTGTAATAAAAATGTTCTTCAATTTATGTTCTTCCTCCTATTTCCTTTGATCCAGCCACTTCCTTTAACTCCGATATCCATTTTCTTATCTCATCACTACCACAAACCTCATCTGGTTTACCGATAGTATGCCAATCAGAGAAATCGGTTTCCTTGTCTATCTTGATTCCATACTTTTCAGGATAGTTCCAGACATCAGACCCAGGATAAGGCTGAAAGGTATGGATGCCCCAAATATCTACTGGTGCTTTTTCAATAAACCTTTTTGTTTCTTCTATGGTTTTTTCTGTTTCCCCAGGAAACCCAACAACCATTTGACCCCTGATTATCAGCCCTGCATTATGGGTCAATTCTGCTGCCCTGTAGTTCTGTCCTGCTGTGACTTTCTTATTCATAGCTTTTAGTATGGTATCAGATCCACTCTCAAATCCATAGACTATACCCAAGCAACCGGAGTCCTTCATAGTCATTAGCCTATCTTCTGTGGCCATGTCTGCTCTTAGAAGGCAATGCCAATGGATACCCAATGTTTTAAACAAAATGCAGAAGTCCACAAATCGGGCTGAATCAAAGCCAAAAGTATCATCCATGATATAGAATAGCTTAACATCATATTTATCTCTTAAATAAATTATATTTTTTTCAACATCTCGTAAAGGAATAAATTTAATTTTATTACGCATATTGTGCTGACCGCAGAAATTACAGCGGTAAGGACAACCCAAAGTGGTGAGTACAGTGGCTTCATTTACTTCTCCTAATAGATATTTAAAGGTTTTGCTTGGTAAGTATTTCTTAAAATCAATAGCTTCATAATCAGGGACTGGGGACATTATATAATCTTCACAGCCTTTTCCCAAAACTTTAAATCCCATCTGAGTCCTAAAAACCATCCCCTCAGTTGGTATTCCTGACTTTAAAAAATTCTCAAGGCTTTTCTCTCCTGGCCCCATAAAAGCAATGTCTATAGTTGAGTTATTCAATAGATGTTCAGGTGCCATAGTAGCGTGGGCACCACCAGCCACTATTAATTCTTTTGGGCCTATCGTTTTTATCCTTCCAGCTATAATCTTCATTTGTGGGAAGTTAGCAGAGGAACCTGTGATTCCCCAAACATCAAAATGCTCTTTAGGCCACCAATCACTTAATTTTTCCCCGGTAAGGTCAGTCATCGTAACATCAAATCCATGCTCCTTTAGATAAGAGCTAAGATATAGAGGACCAAGTGCTGGGATATCTGAATCTGAAATCAACCAAGGAGAAGGGGGAATTACCAAGCAAATAGATTTAGAAGTCACTTGACGCTCCTCCTCCACCAAAGTCTCCCCCACCACCAGAAAAGGAATCATTAATGATATGTGGTTCTGGAATATTAGTATCAATATCATCAAACATGGGAGTAATCTCAAATGAAGTGTCTAAGGGAGTTTTATTGTCAAAAATATTGTGCATATTCCTAACATGAGTCACCATGATAGATTTAATAACTGTTCTGTATCCACAATATTTGCATTTATAATTAGTCATCATTTTTATCTCCTTTCTAAAACAATATTTGCTGCTTTTAAGCCTGATTCCACAGCTTGATCCATATCCAAATGCTTAAACAGACCAGCCCTACCAGCAGGGATTATGTTAGGATATTTTTTGTTGACCTCAATATCTATATCCTGCCATAAGCGAACTGAATCATTATAAATCAGTGGGTAGCACTCAGGCCCATTCCTTCTTGGATAATCATAAACCACAACATCATTTTTAGTGTCTTGTTTATAGAGTATTTTACTTGAGTGGGCACGAATGAAATCAAAGTCTTGTGGGAAATTAACCACTCCATACTCATCAGACCAAGGGAAATCCCCATTCAAGACTGTCTCAAAACCCATAGTCATAAATGGTAGATCGCTTCTATCCAACAAATGGTCTATCCTGCCTGTGTAGATGACAGGACTTCTTGCCCAATCAAAAACTAATGGCTCAGTGAAAATATCAAGAGTTGAGTTCAAATGAATGGCTATATTTTTATTGTCTATCATCCTCATAAACATTTCGTCATAGCCACTGGCAGGAAAAGCTTGGTACTTGCTACTAAAATATCTGTGGTCAAAAGGGTGGGTGTTTAATCGTTTGATAGAATGTCCTTGGATTTCATCATAGTAGTTTCCCCACATCTTTTTATTGTAATCATTGTAAAGATATTCTTTAAGGAGCAATTCATGCCACTCAGAATGTTTACCAAGTTCATTATAGTCAATAGGGACAGACCAAAGTTTTCCTTTGCAATAAGACTTGACAAAATGGGTATAAAATGTCCAATCAGTAAACCTGGAAAGGAAATCCCATACCTCTTTATTATCGGTATGGAATAGGTGTGCCCCATAAATAGAAAATCTTGTGCCCTTAAAATGACCTTCTTTACATAGCCCACCAATTCGGTTAGTCTGCTCAATGACTAAGACCTTCTTGCCTTTGTCAGCTAAACATCTGGCAGCAGTCAGCCCTGTCAACCCAGCACCAACAATTATACAATCATAAATCATCTTCTCTCCTTTTAGCGGCGACCGGGTTGCCCCCTCCGGTTCCCATCGGTCAGGACGGTCTATAATCTCCGCTCATTGCCACCACCCCGCCATTCAACGGCGCCTCACATGGCAGGGCCACCGCTGTTGGTTATTTTGTCATTTCCCTCCAACCCTTATTTGTCCATCTTTTACGATCACGGTCCCAATAACCCTCGCTTATCATTCTTTGCCAATAGTCGGAGCAATAAGGACAACCACTATCGGGGTGACAGGGCTGGTGACAAAAAGGTGGCTCGTCCGGTTCACCCATGATTAACATCTGATCGTCATATCCGTCCCAAGACATCATTTTCCCCTTTTCTCTTTCAGCGGCGATCCGGTTATCCCTACGGGAGTATCCCCCGGACCAGATAATTTTCCTCAATCTCCGTTTTCATTTCTTGAAGATTGTCAATGAATCCCTGGAATTCTTTAACATCTCTGGCGACCTTAATACGAACATCAGGCCCAAAATGTAGAAAAATTCCCCTATCCAAGACATCTCCGTCATTATCGTAATTATTTACCGAAAAAGTGACCTTGTTCACGCTTCATCCCCCTTTCTTTAGCAGCGACCGGGTTGCCCCCTCCGGTTCCTCTCGGTCAGGACGGTCTATTCTTCTCCTTCCGTTGCCACCACCCCTCATCAGCCTTGCAAGGTCTTAATGGCGAGGGGCCGCCGCTGGTTTATGAAAATTCTCCAACAAGATAGTCCCATGTTCCTTCACCATGACCAATACAATATCGACCGTCGATCCTGTGCCTTGCCAACCCGTTTGGCCCTGGTTCGGCACAGTTGTCGTCATACCACTGTTGATCTACTTTTGATGGCCCACATGACCTTTCCGTAATAATGGCGGTCATTTGATTTTTCCCAACCTCCTGCCCATACTCGTCTTTAATAAAAGACTCTATCCCTTTCCATTTATCCTGCCAATCGGCCAGACTATCAATCCCTTCTTCTGGTATTACATGGAGAGAGAAACACCAACCCCCACTACTTTTCCCAATATGAATTTCATCATATTCCCTGCCACAATGTGGGCAAGGAGGCTTAGGATACCAGTAATAATTAGTTCCCATCTTCTCTCCTTTCTTTCAGCGGCGACCGGGTTATCCCCACCCCGGCTCCTCGTCTGTCCTATGGCGCACTCGACACAGACTCGGCTCTGCCTTCATTTAGCCATCTCGCCTTCTCCACACCACCCCTATCCCCGAATCTACCCCCAAGAGTAGCCGGATAAGGGGCCACCGCTAAATTCTACATTCTGGTTTTATTAGCCAGCTTAACAAACTCTTCTTCACAAAATTTTAGCCAAATGAATTGAGAAGCCATTGCATCATAAGAAGGAACTTCCATTTTTGGATGGCAACAGTATCTTTCTACTTTTCTATTGCAGGTATCCATCAAGAAAACATTCCCGGCAACTCCCTTCTCAATTTTATACAGCTTACCAGAAGGGGCTACAAAACCGAATGATCCATTCTTCTCTAAATCTTCCACCTGTTTCTTATCAAGTAAACTGATCAATAATTGTTTGGACTTCTCTCTAGCTTCAGCATCTTTCTTTTCTCTTTCCTTAGCTAATCTTGCTTGTTCAGCCCTTTGAGCAGCCAATTTTTCCAATTGGGCTTTTTGTTCTGCTAATTGCTCTTTGGTGTAAACAATCGGCTTTGCTTGGTAAGTACCATTATCAGCTAATTTCTGCCATTCACATCTATCATAATTCCAAGTAGACCAAGTTGTGGCAGTGGAAGAAGTGGTAGATGCTGAATTCCCTGACCAAGTGTACCATGTTGAATCACTTGAAGTTGTTGTGGTAATAAATGACCAAGTCCAAGTTGACCAAGTATAGTCGGTGCCTGTTGAATAAGTATAAGCCATATACCCTCCTACCCTGCTTGCATGGCAGGAACCATAATTAGCTTTTCTGCCGAAGGGTCAAACTTTTTCATTTCCCCTGCTTGCTCTCCTTTCTTGTCTACACGAAATGCTTTGTACCCTTTCTTCTTTAACTTGTCAAAAGTTTCCTCAGCATTTTCAACTTCATCTTCTTTGTCCTCATCCCAAATCAACTTTGTGTCCCCAGTCTCATCAATGATTCTTGCTTCTCCCATTTTGTTTCCTCCTTTTAATTAAAAATAGTTTATAAATTTAATTACCCCGACAACAGCCAACATAATAATTCCAAATCCAGCAATAATTGCTATCAGCATCAAAAGCGATCCACAGACATACTCCACCAAATCTTCAAATTTTTGATTCATATTTTTATTTCCTGTTTGTCAAACCAAATTTGTATTCCACCATGATTCTTCATTTCTGGATTATAAACCCCACCCCACTCATCTGTGAACTCATTAAATATCAGAGTGTTTTTCCATTGGCTGAAGTGTTTTCCTTCCTTTATAAATTCATGGACAAAACAGCCATTATTTCTTTGTATATCTGTGTTCTTAATATCATGCAAAGCCATGATTCCATTCTCATTCAGCAATTCTTTGTAGATATAGAAATCTTTTTTTACTCCTTCTAATGAATGGTCTCCATCAATAAAAATTAAGTCATAGAGTAAGTCCAATTTATTTACCATATCAGGATGAACACGGATAATATTTTCCTTTTCATAAGTTGCAGTATGCTTTATATCTACAGCAACCACCTTATCAAAAAGACAAGAGAATATAAAGGTTAAACCTCCATCCGCTGCCCCTATTTCAAGGACATTTTTACAACCATGTTTAATGATGAACTCCAGAAAAGGTTTTAATTCTGAGAACCTTTGCTGGGGCTTGTGCTGGATAGAACTAATAAGGGCCACATTGATTTTGTTGGTTAAAGCTATCTCTCCCATTTAATACTTTCCTCTGGCACATTAGCAGGATACCAGTTAAATGCCCATCCAGAACCAACCCTAAAATCCATCAGCCTACCTATCCTTTCATAATTCTTGACGCTACTCTTTAAAATAATCCCATAATAATATTCTGTGGTATATTTACTAAGGCTAAAATCAATTACCTCTACAAGCAAATATTGATTTGTTTGCTTATAATGAGCATTAGTTAAAACTGCTTTTTCTCCAATTTTATATTTGGGGACTTTTATTGCTTTGTCTTTCCTGGTCTTTCTCCAAATATATTCGTCTTTAGCTTTCTGCCTAACTTCAGAAAACCTATCTGCATTATTATCTATACCTAAATGAGTGTCAGTAATTGGATTTTTTACCATTAATATCTCTTCCCATTTCTTATTAGTGCACTGGATTCAAAAGCCATAACTGCGTCTAAATCACACAAAGAACCTAATCTATCTAAACAGCCACTACATCTGCCAAAATAATTTGGAGTAAAAGACCCACAAGAAATACACTTTTTCCATCCAACCTTCTTCAAGTCTTTTTTCTTGTGGTTAGTAACCTGTCTGGCTTTGGTGTTTCTGAGGTCATTCCAATATTGTCTTTTGACTTTTATAGACTCATCACAGTTATGCCATTTCTGTTTTCCATGAATGACAAATTTTTTTCTACAATAAATACAACAGGCTGGGGCTATATGAGGTTTCCAAACGGCCACTATGATACTCCATCTATATTTGGTATAATTTTTTCTTCAACTATAACCAGCAATCTCTGCAATAGACTCACAATTTTTCTATCCTCAAATAAAATCTTTTTCAGTATATCTTTTTCTGACCATTCTCTCCTGTCAATTTCAGTGAGATATTCCTTTTGTTGTTCACTCATTTCATAATCCCCCTTAGCTTTGTCTCTGCTTCTTTCATACAATCCTGCCCAATATTATTACTTAGGATTTCATGGCTTCTATCAAATTCAAAGCCCATTCTGCCATAATTAGGATCATTTGGATTTGATCCATCCCATTTATGCTCTATTGTTACGTCACCGATGAAATAAAAACGCCTTAGACGGTTTGCTAGATTATATAGGAAGTTATCATTCGCATAAGTTAGACCAATAGGTGGGGTGAACCAGCCGACAGTCTCCACCCATTTCTTGCTGATAAATCCATGAGTGGCTAAGGAAGCACTAAAGTGTTTGTCTTCGCACCATATTAAACCAACTCCATCAGGAAACTGTTCAAACTTAGCAATCACAACTCGGTCCCAATCTTTTGTTTCATAGACAAGGTCATCTCCTCCCATTTGAAATATATCCCCATGAGAAACAGTAAGACAGTCATTCCAAAGACAACCCAAGTCGGGAAAGGTTTCTGGTCCAACAACAATGCGAGGGAAAAGCCTGATATCTGTCATTAGATAAACAGCTTCCCTAAATGATGGATCATTCAAATCATTGTCAGTATCATCCACCCTGAATATTACTTCAATATTGTTTTCATCTGACTTGGTATTCTTGATACTATCTAACATCCTTAAGATGTTTTGTGGGCGTTTTCTTGCAGGAGTTAAAATTGATATTGTTTTCACTCATCCCCCTTGTACTTGGTTTAAAATATCATAATAAACGGAGTATTGTTTCTTATTTTCTTGAACTGAAAACTTTTCATAGCAATAATCATAAGCCCTGTCTGCCATGAGTTGTCTTTTATCAGGATTTTCTACCATGTCTTTAATAGCATTATACCATGACTTTCTGGAATTGGACTTTAATAAAAGGCCATTGTGACCATTCACTATAGAATTTTTATAACTTTCTGTACTGCTGGCTATAGTCACCGCCCTGATACTTGAATACTCAATAAATTTCAAATTAGATCGACAATCATTAAAAAGGTTCTGTCTATTTGGGACTATACCTATATCCATACCAAACTTTTGTAGGCTGGATATGAATAAATGAGGTTGTAAAAATGGATAGAAAGTTACCTTAGTGAATAATTTAGGTGAATTTATACCAAACATAAATATATCTACTTTGTCTTTATAGGTTTCTTTGATGTCTAATAAAGCATCTTGAATGTCTACAGTAAAATCTGACATATGGGTTTCACTGCCAGCCCAGCCTATTCTGATTTTACCATAATCAGGCTTAATATAAGACCTGTCAAACACCACTAGATTAGGCAACACGTAGACATTTTTATTGAACTCTTTAATCATCTTAGCTAATCGTGGAGTGGAGACAGTTACTGCATGGGATATTTTTAGTATTTCTTCAAATCCCCTAATTCTCTCCCTGGTCCAGAATTTATACATTTCTCCTGTGTCCGGTGGGATAGACCAGATATTATCATCAATCTCTGAGACAATAACCTTGTTGAATTTAAGGAGCCTTTGAGTGGACTTATAAGCCGACTCATGGCATTGCCTTTGAATAATTATCATATCGGATTCTTGAAGATATTTCAATGGTAACTGTTCAGGCAAACTCCATTTAGCTTCTTCATATATCTCTTGGCAAAGTCCAGCAGGTTGTATAATCCTGTACCAGCTTGATCCACCAAAGTCTGCACAAACGAATAGAAGTTTCATATTTCAAATATCAAAGTCCAATTGATAGTAACCAACATAATCTTACCAAACACAATCCAGTAAATCATCCAGCCACCTCCTTAAACTTATCATAGACCAAGTTTCTTTTTAGCCCAATTCTGTTTTAATGCTTCTGATAATTTTTTACGTGTTTCATTAGAAACATTTTGTCTTTTTCTTCCTTTAGCTTTATCAGATATTTTTCTTTTAGTTTCTTCGCTTAGAACACGACCTGTTATCTTTTCTATAAATTCTTTTGAATGTTTCCTTCCATAAAAAGGGTTTAACTCCCCAAATCGTTTACTATCATACATAGGATTTTTCTTACCATCTATTCTACCTTTAGATTTCAAACCTATAACTTTCTTAGTTTGTTCAGTATGATTTTTTCCATAAAATGGATTTAGTTCTTGAATCTTTTTACTACCATGCAAAGACATGTGTTTTTCTTTAGTTAATAATTCTAAATTACTAATATGGTCATTCATAGGATTTTCATCTTTATGATGGACATGATATCCTTTTCTCTTTAGATTATTAGGATTATAATGATTCCATATAAAGTGTGCTAAAGGTTCTCCATTTAAATAAATTCTTTCAGAATCATACATTTTCCGTATTTCAAGGCTTTGAATTATCATCTATTAATTACCTCCTTGAATTTAGAATAAGCCATATCAACTGTTATTTTACGACAGCAGATGTATTGTCTCGGACAGACAACAGTGGTCCCCGCAACCGGACCTATATGACGACATCCTTGACACACAACAGGACTGATAATAGGAAACAAAGATTTTCCTATTAAATTCACATCTGCCACATATTCTGGTTTTGTACAAGTATATAATGTTATACAATCTTTTTTTAATGACTGGCAAATATGACTTAAAAGCCCTTCATGAGAAAAATAAAGTTTACAAGCTTTTAGCAAATAAACTGTCTGCTCAATGGAAAGGGAACTTGTGAAGTTAAGATCAAATTCAAATGGCATAGGACCAGGACTTAGCCCTACCAAAGCTACCTTATAGCCCTCTTTTCTTATCCTTTTAATGAATTCAAATAAATATTCATCTGGCCACTTTTTCATAAACCAAGTTTCACCAATATCCACACAGACATACTCAGAGAAATCTTTAGGTAGGAATTCATTCAGCTTGGGCATATTCTCTTGGAGCATTCGGAAATGACCTGTTACTCCATCAACAGTAAAATCTTCTGTTATAGGGATTTGCAATTGTTCCCTAACAGCCCTTTCATAAGCCTTGACTATATGAATATCTTTAAAATCCCTCTCATAAGAGTAGTCAAGGTCAATGAAATAATCAGCATAAATAGGCACGTGCATCTTGGTCATAGCATCTACATAATCAGAAACTAAGATAGGTTCAAACATTTTAGACATAAAGATTATGCAGTCATCAGGATATAGATCACGTAACTTTTTTAGGATAGGGGTAGCCAGGAAAACATCTCCAAAACTGCCTTCTCTTTTAACCACAATCACCTTTCCAAATTTCTTGGCTATGACATAGGAATACCATCGTTTCTCAAATATCCTTTTATTCAAAACCTGATAGCCATAAATATCAGTCTCCAACATAATTCTGTTAGTGGTTTTGGCCCTATGATGAATCCAATCTATCTTGATTTGCTTTAGCCTATACTCATCTTTCTTTAGTCTTAAAGACAAATCTCCATCTTCATAATAACCATACTGATAGACAGAATCAAAAGGACCATAGCGTTTAGCTAATTCAGTCCTCATCATGAATAGAGAACCTTCTACATAATCTGGATTATCTGTCTCTGTATTGCCATAGCCTAAAGATTCTCCATTCCACATATTACAGACGTTAGTTAATGGCCCTACCTGCCCCACGTTAGGGTCTTTGAGAATAGCCATAAAGGATTCGGCCCAAGGCCCATGAAACTCTATATCGTCATTACAGACCACAAAATAAGTGCCTGTAGCAATCTCTATAGACTGGTTATGGGCAGCCCCATACCCTTTGTTCTCAGCATTGATAATAAATTTACAATCAGGGAAATGATTGATTGCAACATCTTGATAAGAGCTATCTGCTGAAGCATTATCCACCACAATAAGTTCAACAGATAGCTCCTTCGTGGTCTCTCTCAAGGTATCACAAAATCTATTGAAGAGAGTTAAATCAGGGTCCATAACTGCTACGGATACAGTTAAAATCATTTAGTTCCTCACATGACTCAGCATGATATTCCTTGGGCTGATACACTTTTCATCCTTGGATAGTTTAGCATCTATGTCTTGTGCTAAATCATAGCACCAGACCCAATCCTTTCCCATCTTACTGAACAGTTCCTGCGGATATTTTCTATGCAGTTTCCCATAACAGCATGGCAACATAAACAGGGCTTTAGCTTGGCTATATTCATAAATCTCGATGACCCTTCTGGATAATTCTCCACAGGGGTGACTGGAAACAATTATGGTGTTTTTGTTAATATACTTATTTAAAATAGAACCAGATTCAGGATAGGCAGGTTTTGTTCCTTTTACATAAAAGGAAAAATTTATATCAAATAAATCTTCATATTTGTATAGGAACCTTTGAACTTTATCCCATTGCCTATCTCTTGGCTTTTTATCAATAGCCACAGCATAGTCTACAGGCAGCAAATGGACAGCTAAGACACTGGTTAGGGCATTCCCGGCACACAAGTCTAGGACATTGTATTTTCCTCTATGGGATAATGCTAAATTCTTGACCCTTTTGATAAGGGCCATGCTTTCAGTGATTTCTTTTCTGGCATTCTTGCCTATTGGGTTACAGACATTCAGCACATCACCACAGCATTTCATGGAAAGAAATTCATCTACATAGGTTTGTGGGGACCAATCAGTTAACTCTTTTAACTGCATCCACTTTGACTTTTTCTTTCTTTTTTTGGATAGCTTTTGTTCTGATAATCCTTTCATTTCCCAAGCACTATCTAAATTCATTTCGCCCTCCTTACCTTGATAGTCCATCAATAAATTGGGTTTTAATTTCCTGCTCCATAGCCTGTCCCATAGCATATATCTGTACATTGATTTCAATTATGTTAGACTGCTGGCCCCTGGCATCCCTGAGAAAAAATTTTGTGACATGAATACCAGGACTAGCATTGCTTTTTGATGTAATATAAAATCTTGTTGATCCGGCTACTCCCTTTATTCCAATCTGACTTGCTGGATAAGAAAAATCCCATCTGGAAGGTCCAAAATATTCTTCGACATGTAAGGTTGTTATATCCCCATCAGTATCATTCCAAGACACTGTCCCCCAAACCGTTGTGCCCCTTTTCACTACTGTAGTATCCAATGACAACTGAATATAAGGTACTCCTGTTGAATTTCCACTTCCTGAATTACTTCCTCCACCGGAGCAACCCACCAAAAATATCCCAACTACCAACAACAGAACTAATCTTTTCATTTTGCCCTCCCATCCTTTCATTTAGCTAATTTTACCCCTGATGGGGCTGGTAAAGTATGATCATAAAGCATCAAGTCATACACTACGTTGTTTCGTTTTCCTTTTTCGTCCAAAACACCTATCATAATTCTGTTCATTTTGATAGCAGCATCAAGCTTATGTTCAAAAAAAAGCTTTGACCCATAGATTCCTACAGCTATACCAAGCAGCCAAAAAACAAATAAGGGAAATACAATCCAAGAATACTTTGAGAAAACATTCTCCTTTTTTACCAAGTTGGAAATTGATTTCATTTCTAAACTTTGCGGGTATCCTTCCATTTTCCTCTCCTTTCAATTAATCACCACAACAATTCTTTTTTCTTCCGGTATCAGGTTTATTATTTCATCCATAGTTGGAGCGTCCTTATCCCCAATCAACTCTCTTCGCAATGATTCAGGATAAGCAAATTCGTGAGTCCACACAGATCGCCCTAGTGACTTCTCAACAGCCTCGTGGAAAATAGCAAATGGCATACAAAGTCGTTCTTCAAATAGTTGAAACTTAGCCCTGGATAAAAAATCCATCTTCTCCCAAAACTTGGATTCATAAAGAATACCAGCCTCCTCCTTTGTCATATTCCTCTCCTTTCATTTAGGCTGAACTCAGCCTTTGTTTTAGCTTCAAGCAATACATTCTGTTAATTCAGCAGCTTTCTTTTCCTTAATTTTAACTGTCTTTACTTCTCCCCATACATAGTCTCTCTCTATATTCTCCAACACCACCATTCCCCTTGTGATATCAGACAAGGTATATTTGTTTTCCTGCATAAAAATTGATATCTTTTTTGATATTTCCACAGCGTCTTTTTTTCTTCCCAATTTAAACCACCCCTTCTGCCCTCCTGATTAGATTGTTATATACCTTGACTACATATTGGGCCTGTCTCTTTGCTTCTGGATTTCTACCTCCTTTATAAAGTGATAAAGCCTCTATCATATTACCATTTGTAATGTATAACTTATCTTTCAATATCATTATGCCATGCAATATATCCACTTCTGGATATACCTTGCTGGCATAGGGGGTTTGGGCTATTCCGACATATCCTTTCTTTGACACAGCCTCATATCTGAAATTTGACTCAGTGAACAAAAGACTGGATATAAGCAATCTACTAATTCCTGTTTTTTCAGAAGCAATCTCGATTCCGTTTGAGACTGCGGTGATTTTGTTTTTCGGGCAACCCAAAAAGGCAAGGCTGCTTCTAATTGAATTATTTCCATCAGTAGAGATTGGGCTTTTTGTAACTGGATGAATAAGCTGGGATAATCCATAAAAATTATAGAATCCTGCCAGTATAATCATTGTTACGAATAAGGTCTTTATTAGCTTTTTCATTTCGGTTCTCCTCGTCATCACCCTTGGTTTTATACTTCATACCTTTACGGGTTTCTGACATTTTTATCCTTGTTTCCATATTAGTTATTCTTTTCCTCCTTGATTTGGATTTTTTTCACCAGTAAAGTGTATTTTATTATGTTCTGCTTTAGTAACTAATTTCAAATTTGAAATATGATTATTTTTTCTGTCTCCATCTTGATGGTGAATTAAATATCCAGGTTTCCAAGGATTGTTTGGATTGTTCTCATTCCATATTTGACGATATGAAATCATTTTTTTCTACCTTTTTAACATTATCTTTTAATGATTGAATATAGCGTGATAACCAAACCCATTGACTACTACCACACGTAATACACTTATCACCACCACTACTAAATACAGTCTCACAATCTTTCTCTAAACACAATTTGGCTTGTTGTAATGGAAAGGACATTATTTTACTCTCCTTTTATATGACTTCCTCTTTCATCCTTAACAATATTGATTGTCGAATGAAACCCACCAAAACTACCTAAGTTTTTATGGTCAATCAGGAATATTTTTTTCTCATTCTCTTTAGCCCGATAATAAAGGGCTTGACATAAATCATCTATTCCTTTGTCGCTGAGCCACGCAGTAGGCTCATCAAATACTTCGAGTCCAAAGTCAACTTGTCGTTTGGACTGGATAAGATCCATAAGTCCAATGGTCCCAGCAAGACGAAGGCGTTGTCCTTCCCCACCTGACCAAACTTCAAAAGGCACAAAGCCATTATGGTTCGGACTCTCCACCAAAACGGCAAATCCCTTTCTAATAGTGCCTGATTTATTTTCTTGGTCAATGTCCAGCTTAACATTCCAATCACCCATCCCAAACTTATTCAGATTGTTATTGATAGATACCTCAAATTCCTTTAAAGACTCTAACATAAGCAATAGCCTGATTTCCTTAAACCCCTTTATCCAATAGGTGTAAGCATCAAACTCTTTCTTTGCTTCATTAAGCAAATCTTCATTGTCTTTGATAGCAACTTTAAATTTCTTTATGTCGTCCTGTCTTTCCTTTTCTAGCTGGACAAAATTGTTTTTCATCCCTTCAATAGCGTCTATATTGGAATGTTGTTTTTCTATTTCTTCATTTGTGTATTGAATAGTGGTGTTTATTCCCCTGATTGATGTATCCAAACCCCTTTCCTGGGCTTTCATTTCGGATACTTTATCCCTTTCTACTTCAAGCTGCTTATCAATTTCTCTTAGCTTTTCAATATAACTGGTTGCTTTGGATTCCCAATCACGATGAGCAAGAAAATAATCATCCAGTTTATTCACAGCTTCATCTATATGCTCTTTCAGCCTCCTTTTGTCTATGATCTGTTTACAAGTTGGACAAATACTGCCTCCCCTAACTGTTCCTTCCATACCTTTTATGTCTCTTTGCTTTGAGATATAATTTGCTTTAGCTTCTGCTTGTTTATTTATGGCATCAGTGTACTTATCCTTCAGATCATTATATTCTTTGGGGCTGGTGACAGGTTTGAATTGCTTTTGGGCCATTTGAACTTTAGCCCTTTTTTTCATGGCTTCTTGTAATTCAACCCTTGATAATCTTTTTCTTTCTGTTAATTCTTGTAATCTGAATTTTGCCTTTTTCAATTGGTCTTTCTTATTATCATCAAATTCTTTTATCTGCTGGGAATAATCAGTTTTGTTTAATTGCTCTAATCTTCCTTGCATTTTGGAAATGGTATCTTCCATTCCCCTGATAGTCACTTCAATCTGAACGGCTTTAGTCTTGGCTTTTAGGGATCTTTCCCACCAAGGCTGTAATACTTCAAACATAATATCACTGAATACAATCATTTTGTCGGCTGGGGAAAGGTCAAAGAATTTACTGCTGAATTGAGAAATGAAAGTAGAATAAAGGAAGGATTCAAAGCCAAGATTACCTAGGTGCTTTTCTAATTCTTCTTGAGTGACTGGATTATCGTTTAAATTAAGCCTATTTGGATTTTGATCCCTTTGAACCATATCTCCATTATCAAATTTAATCATTACTGAACAGCCTTTATTATCCCAATTTACTATATTTCCAGCCTTTAAATTAGTGCTTGTCTTGCCATATAAACACCAGCAGATAGCTTCAAATAAGGCAGATTTACCAGCCCCATTTGCCCCCAAGTCTGGTTCAACTTTATTCTCACCAGTAACAAAGTAAAGGCCATTATCAATATCAAAGGAAAAGGCTTGATATTCCTGAAACGATTTAAAATTGCCTAATGTTACTTCGGTCAGTTTCATTCTAAAAATTCCTTTCCTTTCTCGCTGTAGTATTCATCCAATCCTTCAGCTTTGCAGTACCTATTGAAAACAGTAATTGGCTCCGTATTTATGAATTTCCTTTTTCTCAACAGCCTGGATTTTTCCTCAGCCAACTTCAATTCCATACTGACTACAATCCCACCTGATCTTTCTATGTATGTTTTCAGAAGTTTTTTCCAGTCATCAAATTCACCACTATCAGACCTATTTACTTTAAGGCGAATCTTGAATTGGTCCCCTTTATTCACAGTCAAAGTTACTGGTATAACTTGATCGCCAGTAAAATCAATATCCAACATAGTCCTTTTGATAGTCTGATAATTTATTCTTTCGTATGGTCCTAATCCTGGCCCTACTTTCCCATCATGGTGTAACAGGATAGCCCCACCAGTAAAATCATCCCCAAAATAGACAGGATATGGACTGCCTACATATATAATCCCACCCGTTTCCTGCGGTAAGTGTAAATCACCACTGAAAATAAGCCCATCAAAATCAGCGAAAATACCAGAATCAAAACCTTCCAAAGCCATTCCATTGCTTGCTTTCCCCCCGAATGTAGTTTGGTGCATAAAGATTATATCTGTTTCTTTGATATGTTTTTTAAGAATGTCGTTCCACTCATTGGCTGGGTCTTTGGAATAAGGTAAGAAAAGCCAATTATCCATAGCAATTGGATTTGAATGATAGTAGATATTATCAGCAGAATTGAGGAAACCAAAAAAAGGCCAATTAGGGTCTATCCCATCATGGTTTCCCCTTAGTATATGAAGAGATGATACTTCAAAAGCAAGGGCTTGTAATTCTTCTACTACCCTGTTGACTAACTTAGCAGAGTGATTGTCTTTCTTCTCAGTAATATCCCCAAGCAGAAAGATGTTATCAAAATCATATTCTTCCTTTAAATCATAAAGCCAATCAAAGATGCCCCACCTGTACTCCTCAAGTGGGGCATCAGTCAAGTGTAAGTCAGATATAATAAGATCCATTATAATTCCACTTTCTCAATTTCCTTTACTAAAGCATTCTTATCAATTTCCAGCATTTTCATAACATCAAACACCTTTTCGGAAAAACCAGCCAAACAGAAAACATTCTGTTCAGGGAATTGCATATCCCCATAACCAGCCAAGTCAAAAGAATAGATTAGGGGTTTACAGTTATACTTCTTGCAGTAATTATTATACTCTTCTTTAGGCATATCGTATCCAATCCAGCCCTGCATATCGGACAAAATAATAATCCGGTCATAAGCCTTATTTGCTTTCTCAAAGATAGTATGAAAGTCAGTTCCCCCACCAGTCATTCTTTTTTCTAAAGTCCTAGCAATTTCCATAGTAGGTAAAAGGGGTATCCTTTCGTCAGAAATATATCTTGCCTTAGAAGCAAAAGTTAATATTTCAGATTCAGTATTCCTTTTCCATAGAACAGCAGCAAACAAAGACCCTATCTTTTCTACTGTAGTTTTTCCACAAGCCGTTCCTCTCATACTTCCAGACTCATCCAAGACTATTAAAGTCTTACCAGAAAATTCAGGGACGTTGGATAAAGCAATATCTGTGGCTTTATCCAAAGCCTTAGAAATTTTCCTATCATTAGAAATCTCATCATAAGCAGTTAGAAACCGGAAAGGAAAAACTAAAGACTTCTTGATAGCCTTTTCGTCCACCAGCATCTCCAAGGCTTTGTCAAGGCTATCAGATGCTTGTTCTTTAATATTTCTTAGGTTTCTCAGCAAGGCAAAATAGCCTAGTTTCTTATTATCAATCAAGTCTTTCCAAGCGGCATTTTTCAATTCAACTTTCTGTTCTTCATCCTCAGCTACTTGCCCAGCTTTGGTAAGCTTGGATTCCCAAGTTTCTGTAGAAACTAATTCTCCTTTCATCAGCTTATCCAAAATAGGATTAGACTTAGGGTGAATCAGATTGACTAAGTCAATCATCTTCATAGCTTTGCTTTCACCCCTATACTTGGCAATCTGATACTCATTAAACTTTTGAATGGCCTGTCCTAAGCCCTTTTTTAAAGAGTTAGGAATAGGTTTGCCATAGGTAGTCATGTAATAGGACAGAATTTCGGTCATATCATCAGGCCGAAAGACCACCTTATCCAAGAAACTTTTCATCCAAGTTTGGCCTTTAACCTTGTTGACCAATTCACCTGCCAAGACATGGGTGATAGATCGCATACCATATTTAGTCCTGGCATAGATACCTGCCTTAGCCAAAAATTTCTTATCAGGCAAATTCTGGACCAATTCAGCCATTCTCTGGACAGCTTCAGCAGACCGTCTGTAATACTGGTCCTGCACCATGTTAGTCAATAACATGGACACTACTTCTAATTTGTCGGATTGTTTGTGGGCTTGACCACCAGCCCGATTGATTACCTTGGTTTGCTCAACTTTCTTGGGATTAAATCTTGCCATTTCAATGCCCTCCCTTTCTTTTTATTTCCCAGGAGAATAATAAACAGAGTGGTTTTCTGGTAAGATTTCAAGTCTTATGAAGTAACCCTGCCTTCACTGCCTGGAAATATTAAATTACAGTCCAATCTTCTCCCATTAAATCGCCCTTGTTCAAAACCCACTGATAATTGATATTATCTGGCTTGTGAAGAGAAAGAATGTCCCCATTAAGGAATCCATAAAATTCTTTGTCTACCCACTCCAGTTTATGAATCTTTTTACCAGCGGCCACTTGTTTAATGGCATGATGGAAACTCATAGTAGGTGGTGTGAGTATTCCCTTTGGTTTTGGTGTTGGACTTTGGGCCAATGTCACTTGGTCCGGTTGTAATACTTCCATTTTCCCCTCCTTTTTTTATTTTATTCGGGAGAAAATCAGACAGGGATTGTTTCCAATATGCGTTTGAAGTAACCCTATCCTTACTGCCCGAATATATTCTTTGGTACAGATGACAGGATTTGAACCTGCGGCCACTTGGTCCCAGGCCAAGTGCTCTACCAGACTGAGCTACACCTGTAGAAAAAGGAGAGAGAAAACCTAATTGAGTTGAGGGCTGGATGCCCTTTGCCATACCAACTTGGCGACAATCGCTTGTGCGATCAATTGGAGTTGAACCAATGAAGTAACTCAATTATTACTACTCTCCTTTAAAATTCTTAGACAGGAAGAAAATCTGAAAAGGTAATGTGGGATTCGGACCCACTCGACTCGCTGTTTAGGCGAATTTCATAACCAATATGAAGTAACCCTTTCATTACTATCCTGTCTTTCTATTAACTATTATAACCCCTTTTCTCTATTTTGGACAAAAATAATTTCAATGCCATTAATTTTTCTTAATCATTCCATTTATATTAGCTAAGTCAAGAATGGAATCCAGATAAAATAATCCTATACTATCACCAGTTTGTATATGAGGATATAAACCACAATAGTCTTTCAGCCTTGAAATTGTTGGGTGTCTAAAAGCCACAATAACTGGTTTGGTATTCTGCTTCAATATAAGGAAAGGTTCTTTGTTACAAATTTCACAATTAGATACTAATTTCCTCCAGGTATCCCAAACAAAGCCTTTTCCATATATAAAGGCTGACCAGCCCAAATCCTTATAATGCTTACATTCAATCACGAAGTGGTCTGTGAGTATGTTTCCGTAAGGTGTAACTGCTGTAATATCTCCATGACCACTTGCTGTTGTTCTGCCCTTTTTTCTTCTAACTGTAGCACGGCCTCCAGACATTGCTGAACGCCAGAATAGGTCGTCACTTTTTCCATCTGAAATCCAAAGTGATAACTTTTTGCACATCTCTCTTTCAAATGCTGATCCTTTTTGTTTACCCCCACCTGATTTCATTTTGTTTTACCAAGGTTTTTTATATACTGTGCCAGTTAAATCATAAAGCATTTTGATGTTTCTTTGACCAGCTTTCCAAGCACGAAAAGCAATTATTTTTATATTTTCCCAATTTGCTGCACCGATATAAGTGTCTTTTGGTGTTTTGTTCCAATACTTTTCAAAGTCTTTGGTGTATTTAATAGATGATTTTTTATTGAACATATTCTTTTACTTCAACACTTTTACTTTCACTTACAAAAACAAAAGCAATTAATTTAATTGCTTGACTTATTTTGTCTAAGCAATCGGCAGCTATTAATTGATTGGCTATTATCAAGTCCATTCTCTTTTCCAATTCGGAAAACCTTTTATCTAAATTATCCATTATCTTTCCTTTCTTGTCCTTTCAACTTTAAATTTATCATCAATTTCAGTCCACAGATCAATAACTTCATTTTTTAAAACTTCTTGCAGATTATTTTGTTCAGTATACTCAATAGCTTTTTCCATTGATTTAAACTCTTGGTCAGCTATTTTATACATAGTCAGTCCAAGATTTTCTTTAAGATACTGTAGATTCTCTCTGATATCATCAATTCCATAACCAAAAATGATAGATATAAAACACGTTCGGAATGGTTCATCAACAGATGATTTCTTTACAATGCACTGACTACGGATTCCAATTGTTTTTTCTGCTTTCTTTCCATTAGATAATGTAACAGTTTTAGGAATCTTAGCACCCTGTGAAGGTGGTCCTACTCTCAATCTTAAGGACGAATAATAAGGAATAGCCCTACCACCAGGGGTTACTTCACCAGTTGGGCCTTCTCTAATTTGATTACTGCATACTACCAACCAATTATTATTTGCAATCATTCTACAGGTCTTGCGTAGCCCTTCAGAGAATTCCTTTGCCCTACGCATTCCATATTTATCTTCATCCTCCAATTCTGTCTTTGTAGATAAGGCAGCTAAAGAGTCTGCAAGGACAGCATTTATTTTGTCATTTGATTCAGGTTCCCAATTCCAAATAAGATCAAACATTTCTGTTACTGTATCTGGTCTGAAATAGTTTTTACTGGAAATGTTTGCACCATAAATCTTAGCATATTCTTGGTCAAGTCTGGCTTCAGGGTCAAGAAATTTAGCATCACCACCCTTAGATTGACAAGACGCTGCTATTTCAGCTAAGATACTGGTCTTTCCAGAACTTGATGGACCAAATATTTCGCACAGAATACCAGCAGGAATTCCCCCACCCCTAATAATTTTTCCTGATATAGCAAGGTCAAGCAGAGTGGAGCCAGTAGAAAGGAATAAAGATCTGGCCCCACTCTGTACAACCGGCTTACGAATTTCTGCTTTTATTTCGTTAGCCGTTTCTTCTAATCTGCGTCTTAATTTGCTCATCTTGAACGATTTAACCTGCTCCTTGCAGTTTGTTTAGGTTTTTCAGGTTGGGGTGGTTGTAGGTCTTCATTTTGCTCTTCCGTAGCAACCATACAGTCATTGTAAACATCACAATTACTACATTCACTCAATTTGTCAATCTCTAACCCAAAGCATTCTGGAATTTCCTGTGGTTGTTCTTTTTCAGGTTCTACAACTGGTGGTTTTCTTATTGCCCTGCCGATTCCAGTTTGTTGTACAACAGGTTCTACATCCTTTACAGTTTGCCTGATTTTAGACCCATAAAAAGCAGAGTTTATTTCATCATAATCAGCTACATATACTACTTCTTCCAGGCAGTAGGTGGAATCAAGTAATTCATCTGGAATGACATAGGGCACACCATCTACTTCTCTGTCTTGGAAATTATGTCCTAAATATTGGGTATTATCCTTTCCCGACCCTGTCCTTTTGAATGAAATAGACTTGCCTTGGTCCGGATGAGAAAACAAAACCTTTCCACCACCTCTTGGTTTTTGTGATAATATGTTTAAATGTCTTTCCATATTCCAATGGGCTACCACCCAAATTTGAACACCTTTGTTTTCTTCCTTAGCATCATCGTAGACAATAACATTATAGACAGTCATTCTTTTGGGTTTTAAAGCTTTCCATACATCATCCTCAGCACCATCTTCTCTCAATTGTTTAGAGTGTTCACAAATAGGGCAAGGATTACCAAAGTTAGTTAAAGGACAGACATACATGGCATCATTAGCCCCTACATTCTTATGGACATAATAGGTAGCATGGTCACTAACGTCACCCTTTTTAATTTTCTTTTCAGGGTTATTAGCACCTGCAATGTAAGGGAGAATATCAATTAGGTGCTCACCCTCCTTACACCACCATTCCTGAATACCTTCACCTTTGATTATACTACCAAATTTGAGTCCACCTTCATTAGTATCAAATGATTCCTTACGCCTTTCCAACAACTGGTCTGACATTTTACTTCTTAATTGACTTACTTTCATTTGTCCCTCCTGTTATTTTAGATATGAATTCCAATTTAGAATCGAAAAAAGATTTAAAAAAAGCAGCCGTCACAATTCTTACTGTTAAGTAGACCAAAAAAAGCCCCCCTATGAAGATTGGAATAAGCCACAAAGGATTAAACTGCCCTGGCACGGTTAAGCCTTTTCTTTAGATTTATGTCCTTGTCCATCTCTTCCAACATGGCTGTTCTGTCTTTAGGGGGGGCATCTCTAAGATAATATTCTGACAAAAATAGCCTAACTAAATTATCCAAGGCATACTTTTTATGGTTTAAGGATTCAATTGCAGATTGGATTATCTTATGATTATACTTTAACTGGTTATAATTGTCAAGGCATTTCCGATATTTATCATTAGTTATGATGGCAGAATTTACAGCGGATTCGGTTATTTTTTCAAGTTTAAACTCGGTTGGGTATGTTCTGATAGCCAAGTCCAACTCCGCTTTTACAAGGTCAATGTTTTCTTTTGCCCTGTCCCTTTCCATTTCGGCTTCAGCTAATTGGATAGACCAATTGTGAAAGGTTGATGGTTGTTTAGCCCATTCATCATCCAGCGAAAACTTGTCAATCTCTAAGTCTTTTTCAAATCCCATAGTGTCCTCCTATACTCTTATTATACCATGCTTTCCCATTATTGGACAAAAATTATTGACATGCCAGGTAACAAGCTAGAATTAATCCAGCCCTACCCGAATACATAAATGATTCTGTGAACGTAGCCATAATTCCAGCAGTCCTATCATCTCCTTTGCCTAAAAGTACAGTTGAAAAATATCCCAATATAGCATATCTAATTGTTTCTGGTTCTTGTTTTAAACCCTTAAGTAAATCAGCAACAGTTGACCAATCCTTTTTTAGTAAAGCCCTACATAATTCTATGGTCTTAGATTCATCAATTAATCCTTCACCAATGGCAGCTAAAGCTAAATTATCATCGGTAATATCAGAAATCTTTTCCAAGAAAAGTAAAGCCTGTCTTGGACAACCATTTGATACTTTGTTTATCTCTCTAAGAATGGTAGGTTTAATATCAAACCCTTCTGCTTTGCAAACTTTTCTAAGTAATAGGGACATAGTTGGAGTTATCAATGGGTATACTTGATAAGCATCACACCTATTTCTAATAGTGACTATCAGTTTATCAGGGTCAGTAGTACATAGAATAAATCTGATATGGTCAGGAGTGTCTTCAAGTATTTTGAGTAAAGCACCTTGGGCATCAGGTGTAAGCTTGTGGGCTTCATCCATAAGGTAAATCTTAACTTTACCATTTATGGGTGCATAGATAGAATTGGCTATTATTTCCCTGACAGTGTCTATCCCCCTGGTATTTCCCAAATCATATTCATAAAAATCTTTAGGGCTACAAACCAATTCATCTCTTACTATTCTGGCCAAAGTAGTTTTACCACACCCGCTTGGACCGTAGAATAGAAAAGACTTAACTTGATTTTTCTTTAGAACTGACTTTAGAGTTGAAATTATAGAATCATTTCCAAGAAATTCATCAAATGTTTGGGGTCTATACTTTCGGTGTAGCGGCAGATTTTCCATTATTTTCCTTTCCTATCCATTTCTCTAAATATTCTTGTAATAGAACAGACAATCCAAGGCCGGTCTTATTGCATTTCTTTTTGACTTTAAAAGCCAAATCAGGGTCAAGGCAAAAACTCATAACTATTTTTTTCGGACTAATATCACCCGCTACTTTCCTCCCCATTTTTAACCTCCTTTTTGTAATACCATGCTTGGTCTATTTCCGTCATTTCAAATTCGACAATTAATGGGACTATTATCCAAGGCCATTTTTTCGTTATTCGTTTAGTCATTATTCCTTTGCATAGATTAAACACCAATTCCTTTTCAGGCGGGTAAAGGTCAAAAACTATGCTGTCATGTATCTGACCAATTATCTTTGTCTTACAGTCTTTCAGGGCTTTGTTTATTTCAATCAAAGACCACAGTAAGCAATGGAAAGCTGGCCCTTGGACTATCCAGTTATATAAATCATTTCTGGTAAGATACCCATCGCTTTGAAATCCAGTAATGTATTTGACATACCCATGTTCTAAATAGAATTTTTCAGTTTGTTTTTGCCATTCCTTTACTCCGGTAAATTTTCCCCAAAACCTTCTTTCGTCCTTTTCACAATGTTTTTCAAAATCATTATAAGTGCTGATACCTTTTCTATTGAGATGTTGTTTAACTTTTAATTTGTCTATTAGGGGCCAAACATTGCCAGCACAGCCTACATAATAACTTCCATAAAAGTATGGAAATACCTTCTGATTCTTAGCATAAAATCTTATTTCCTTTGCAAGATCATGATTTAATTTGTTCCATTCATTGTCAGTAAATAGAAACAATTCTTTAGCCTCGTCCTTGTGCATATCTCCACCATTAATTAAATAGTCAAGCAGTGCAGAGTCTTTGCTTAGACAGGCTATAATTCTAACTTCTAAACTACCATAATCAACTTCAAGTATTTGATTTCCTTTGGTTGGTATGATTCCTGATCTGGTTATCAGTTTGGCTTTTTCCTCCCTTACCGGAATGTTCTGAAAGTTTGGTTTATCACTTGAACTCCTATAGGTAGTCACCATGTTTAGATTGAACGATGGGTGTAGTTTCCCATCATTACAAGTCTCTCGGATAAACTGAGATAAATATGTTCCCTTTATCTTTTCCAATCTACGCATTCCTAGTAGTTTATTGGAAAACTCTGAATTCATTTCAACCAGGACGCTGCTATCAACAGAAAAATTTCCTTTATCAGTTGATTTTACAGATGGTAGTTTTAAAATATCAAAAAACAAAAACTGCAAGTCAGTAGTCGAACCTAAATCAATTGTTCTACTATTTGTTTTTTTGAATAGTTGTGCTTCTTCAGAAGCAAGCAAAGTGTTCTCAAGGTCACTTATTTCAAGTTTTAATTTTTCATTTTCTTTTTGGTAATGATTACTATTAACACAAATCCCATTATTTTCTATGTCTGCCAAGGCTTTATTTCCAGCAAAAAATAATTTATTTCCTTTACTCAAATGTGGGTTTTTGTCAAATTCCTGTAGTTGATCACGATATAAAATGGATGTTATCAAAGAATCCATACCACAATATTTTAAAGATTTTTCCAATAGTATTGGGTTGTTTAAAACTTTTGTCCAATCCTTTTTATATGGTTCCGTTTCTTTGTCATACCCTTTTAAACCATATCGAACATAAGACTGAAATTTTAACTTAGTAGTCTTTTTTCGCCCGTCCAAGACATGTTGGGAAACCATAGTATCCCAATGCCAGCCCTTTGGTTCAACTCCAAAAACAACTCTACTCCATTTATCTTCAAATTTAAGGTTATGAGCCATCTTAGGAATGTTTTTATTTTCAAGAAATTCTTTCCAGGCAGAGACAATATTATCTGTCATTTGAAAAGTATAAGCCGAGTCTCCATCAGAAATACTAGTAAAGAATATTCTTGGAACACCCCTATATGGGTTTAGACTTGATGTTTCATAGTCAAAAGCTACTGGTTCATGTTTAGAAAAAGATAAAGCATTTATAATATCTTTAGGATCAGTTAAAATATGTACACAATTTTCAAACATCTCTGCTTGAGTTTGGACATTGTTATGCTGACATGATTTTAACCTATCTTTATCCAAACAAGAGACAGCAAATTCAAGATCCTTTTCAAACACCATTCCAAGTTTTTCATCTTTATTTCTAAGTATGTAACTAGGATGATATAGGGGCACTATCCATGATTTAAAATCATAATCTGGAATACACCTTTTTCTCCAAGGGGTTATGTTTGTATCTTCAAAATCATCCATATAGAATGATTCTAAAGAAGCGTTTCCCATAAGCCAGATAAATTTAGGGTTTAATTTTTTAATAACTTCAATAACTCTTGGTTTGCAGTTTTTTATTTCGGAGAAAGTTGGTTTGCGGTTATCACCTTTTTTATCACTTGGCCTACAATTTATAGCATTGATTTTCCAGAAGTCCCTATCCAAATCAAAGCCCAAATTGGTCAAATGGTTTCTAAGTAGATTACCAGCCTGACCACTTAACTGTATGCCTGTATCATCTTCAGTTTTTCCAGGTGCTTCAGCAATAATAAGGATTTCTTTTTTACCAAGTCCGGTATAGTCCATTCTTGGAGACTTGCATTTTTTGTATAGGCCACACTTTTGACAGTTATCGGTCTGGCCTATAACATCCTTTTTTGAAAAGAAACCTTTCATTAAGGCAATGCCATTACATGTTTGAACTTATCTGTTTGAAATAAAGCCTTATCCGGTCCCAAGGTAATCTTAGTTACCTTATCCAAAATCTCGAACAGAAAGGCTGGGTTTATCCTAAATTTAACGTCACGGTCCAACGTCTGGTCCAAGACAAAATTGGTCCAGCCACGGTCATTTTCAGCACCACACCTTAGTTTTCCATCAGCAGTTTCAATGGTTACAAATCTTTCAAAAGGATTATCATTGTCAGCTAGAAATTCCACTGATTTTACTGCTATCCTTAACTCTTTGGGTAATTCAAAAGTTTCCCCGGTAACAGCAAACAAAGCATTCACGTTAGGATAATCCCCCACAGCCTTGCGACAGGAAAACACAGCTTGGCTTGACAATTCAAAATGGACAAAGGAATTATCTTGGCATACTTTTACTGGGTCAAATTTCAATAGACTGGTAATAACAGGCAAAGTCAGCATGTAAGCATTTTTGACAGGCTTGGAAAAGGTATATTTACTTACTCTGAAATTGTCTGAAGAAATTACATTTCTTTTGTCTACTTTCAGACATGTAAGTAAACCCAAGGACTGGTCTGTACTGGCAGAAAATGAACATAGAGTTAATGCTTCCTTAAAATCATCAGGCAGGTTTTCCCATTCACAGTTTTCCGGCAGTGCAAATGGAATTTCTTGGTCGGCATGAGTCATTTTCAGACCACCAGAAACATTTTGGGCATTAATTAACAACTGATTTTCTTCTACCAACATCTCAAAATCAGGTATCATGTCTTTGTTAATTGAACTGATTAATTTACTCAAGTCATTGGCATTTACTCCACCAGTGAAATCAGTCTGGAGTGGGCAGTAAACAATAATTTGGTCATTACCAGCTATAAGATACATACCGTTAAAGAACACAAATTCATCTTTGTCCATTCCAGCTTGAATAGTCTTTAATGCCTTTTCTAATTCGACAGTATTTATTTGCATTAAGTCTCCTATTTGTTTTTAGACCATCGTTTCTTTTGGGCTAAAGACATTTTTAATTTTGTTTCTTCACTAGCTTTGTTTCCCAAATTGTATTTATTTCCCATTCTATCTAAAGAATATTTCCTGCGTGTTTCTTCAGAATGGTGTTTTCCAAACATACCATTAGATGGTCCAATTTGTTTTCCTTTTAAAGCAACAGACATTTTTCTAAGTGTTTCTTCAGAGTGTTTTTGCCCTTTCTTAGACAAAGACAATTTTTGTTTAGACTCTTCAGAAAAATGTTTACCATAAAAATGATTCTTCTCTCCTTTTACAGATTCAGATATTTTATGTTTGGTTTCTTTAGAAATAATCTTTCCTTTGTGATGTAAACTTTGGTGGTCGGCATGTGTCATTAATTCTAAATTTTCAATCGCATCATTCAGAGTATCCTCATCCTTATGATGTACAACCATTCCCTTTTTCCAAGGATTATTTGGGTTATGTTCGTTCCAAATGATGTGGGCACGTTGCTGATTTCCTACCATAGAACGATTTCTATAAATTCTATAAATTTCCATTGCTCTTATTTCCTGTTTATAAAAACTAGGAGGTACTCATGCGTACGTATAAGTACCCTCTTTCCATGATCGAACATTGCAACTCTTCGAGTTGACGAATTGTTCTTTTGTAAAAGAATGATTTCCTCTTTTAATTCAAAAGAATGTTTTTGGTGCAACCTTGCAATGTCATGGTTTAAAGCCATGAGTGGCAGGTCTGAATTTTTTCCCCTTGTCAGACCTACCACCCAACAGGATAAAGTCCCAGGTTTTAGAATTCTCCCTGATTCCTTTATGCACTCATCAATTCCGCTAAGAAAATCATCGTAAGTATCGCACTCAGATAAATCACCATTTGGCCCTCCATACATTTCAGTGTTGTAATAAGGTGGACAGGTTATCAGAAAATCGGCACTATTGGTTTTTATGAATGGCACACTGCGGCTGTCTCCCCTGAAAAGTTTAATTCCCTTTTCAGCACTGTTAGCCTTAAGCCTTTTGTTTACAGCATCTATTTCATCCTGTCTTAATTCAATACCTAAATACTTAAGGTCATACTTACTGCAAATAATAGCCCTTGTACCACCACCAGCAAAGGGGTCATATACCGTATGACCTCTCTTTGGTCCATAGATATTAAGGATATAGATTGCAGTGACTGGGTTAAAAATAGACACCGTAATCTTGCCCCTGTAATAACTTGAACTATCATCTGCTTTAGTAAAGCAATCAGCCCTGGCTGAATCTTCCAAGGAATCACCAATAAGGGATTTAAGCTTTAGACGTACCTTATCGGAATAGTCCAGCGACCAGACAGTAGTGGGCCAAATGCCATACTTTTCTTTGGCAGTGATAAAAGGATCTACTAAATCAAAACCCTTCATTTTATTAAATCCAAATTATGAGTATGTTCTTCTATCCATTTTTCCAAATCACTTTCACGAAACAATATTCTACTACCTAGTCTAAAAAAAGGGATCTTTTTCTGATAGGTCCAGAGCCTAATTGTGTGGATTGACAGGTTTAAGATATTAGCTACCTGAGCAACATTCAAAAGCTTATCCATTGTTAAGCCCCTTCATTCAAGTAGTAACCTTTCCCTTCCTTTCGCATAAGTCCCTTTTCGATTAGTTTCTTGAAATGATTCCTAAAGGGAATGTTTTTGTCATTCCAAGGTTGTTGTTTAATATCATACATCGTAGTACCAGGATTTTCACGAACGAAGGAAACGGCCATATCAGTTTTAGTGCCAGTACGTGCAGGTTTAGGTTCTTTAGGTGGCTTGGGTTCTTTGGGTGGTTTAGGTTCTTTGGGTGGTTTAGGTGTTTTTTCTTTCTTTGCTACAGGTTCAGGTTGTTCAACAGGTTGTTCAACAGGTTGTTCAATTTCTCCCATTTCTATTTCCTCCTTTTTTTGTCTAGCTGCTAAAGCAGCATCAGCAATGTCAAATCCACCGTCAATAGTTCGTTTGTTAGCCAATTCATTGTACATGTCAGACACAGCATCAGGCAATTGGTCCTCAACCTCAACTGGCACCGTTTCTACAGCAGACATGAAATCACTTACCAGCTTTTCTAAACCTTGTTTGGAATCCACCTGAAATTTAGCCAGTCCACAGTTATTCAACGCCTTGATGCTTACTTTCAACAGCCCTTTTTCAATCTCCATTTTGTACCCCCCTTTTGGATTAATTTTTTATCTACTCTCATTATACCATGAATTATTAACTATGGACAATTTTATTTTCATTTTCGTGAAATTTTTTTATTCTGTTTATGTCCTCGTCTGAGAATTGTCCATACCTAACCATCTCTCCTTGTGGACAGTTTGAACATGGCTCTCCTAAAAAGATATAAAACTGTTGTAGTAGCAAACAGGTCGTATGATATATGGTTGCTTGCATCCTATCACAGCGCACTATTCAATACTTCCCCTTTCTGAATCCAATAATACCTGTCCTGTTTTAAGTTGCTGTAACACTGTGACATGTTCAAATTGATTAAAATCCTTCCATCTATGGGCTACAACCCCCAATCTCATTATGCCAGAATCCTTTTCTTCCATAGTCTGATTAAGTGAAAACATGGCATCAACGTGTGCAACCTTTCGGATATCTTCAGAAACGTCACTGGCTTTAACACTCTTGCTATCCATAGTTTTTTTATTACTCTGGCTGGCAGTCACCACCAGACAATGTTGGGTAGCTGCAAGATTTTTTAACATTTTCCAGGTTTCATCATATCTGTCTCTACCTTCAGACTGGCTGGATTCAGGGGAAAGTATATCAGCATAATCTATGATTATAACATCAGGCACAAAATCTTCCGTTATTTCTAGTATTTCTAAATCTCTTTTGATTGTTTGTAGGTTGGCAGAATAGGCAGGGTAGGCTTTTATCTTTAAACTCTTTCCAAAAACAGTCTGGAATCCAGACATAACCTTCTTTAATTTAAACAATGATAACTTACTTTTCTGGATGGTTTCAAACCAAGTAGCCAGTTTGTAATCTCTTGTACCACGACAGACTGTGCAGGGTCTATAAGAATTTTTATGGTCAAAAGGCGGCAGGACATTATTTTTGTATAGTGTAATTTGATTTATTCTCTCAGGCTTATTACAAAAACCATTCTGATTTAATTGACAATCAAAGGCAGGAAAGATTGTACAAATCTTTTCCCCACTTCCGGAAATCATTTTAAAGAAACGGTTGGACAAACCACCGTCCATCATTTCCAATGAGATAAACACTACATTTAGTTTTGTTGCTATAGCTTGCAGGGCTATTTCTTGCAGAAAAAAAGTCTTTCCACGTTTCATTGGAGCCAAGAAAGCTATTAGCCATCCTCTTTCAAAATGACCTAAATGTTCACCAACTGGACCTATTAGTCTAAACAAATAATTAGGTTTATCTTCATCAACTAAATCACCATCATACACCTTTTCAATATATTCAGGGTCAAAAGGATCTATCCAATTAGTCATAACCTTAGCCACCCTTTTGTAATTGGTAATTTCATCCTCAGCCTTGTCAATCTCTTTAGTAGCCAGATAACCAGCTATGTTTTCACTGATCAAAGATAGGGATACCTCTTTAAAATAAGTAAATGTTCTATCCAGAAGATAGTCTACGTTAAAACTGGTTTCATTCTCATACCTTCTGGACAAGTCATCAAGAAAAGTAGAAATTAAATCGGCATCAGCATCCTTTAGTCTTTCCTTTTCCACCCTGTAAATATCTTTTATTTGTATGCCCGGACATTCTTTATAACTTTCATAAAACTTCATAACCCATTTGGCTACTATCCTGGCATAATTGTTTTTGAAGAACTTCAAATTAAGTATAGGGGCTATTGATCTAAGATATGATGTGGAAACTATCATACCTGTGATAATAGCCTTTTCAACAAAAGCCCCTTCAGATGGTCTTCTAAGGCGAATAGTTGACAATTAATAACCCCCAGCAATCTTTCTTTTGGCTACTTTCATAGATTTGGGATTCAATTCTATGCTTAACAGTGGCTTCATAAAATCCTCTCCTTTCTTTATTAAAGAATTACATATTTAAAGGGCTGGGTCTGTGGGGTTTAACTAACATGGCTTGGTCAAACATGTAAGCTGGCAGGTAATTGTTAAAGAAATAATCCCAACTAAAAGAAGATACACTCCATTGTCTTGTATTTCCATTCTTGAATTTGTCAAGATAGTCTACCACGGCATCGGTATAAACTCTGGCAACATCTCCTACGCTAAACCAAGGCGTAGGATATTTGCCTTGGTTATCTGCATGGAATTTAATGAGTTTTTGAGTGGCAAACCGAAAGGCATTGTCATCGGCAACAGTGGTTTCAACATTGGCATTGCCAAGAATCTTTTCAAGATAGAAAGTTTTAAGGAAATTGGTTATGTTTGGGTCGGGATCGGGGATAGGCTTAACGGAGTTTTTTAATAGCTTAGGTGGGCTTTCTCGCAATTCCTTAAAGATGCTTCGGCCTGTCCTTTCATTGACAACGAATTCCATGAAGTAAAGTTTTTTATAATACTCTTTGGATTTTATACTGGCAGGGGTGTAATCAGGGGAAATGGCAAATTTTAAAAGGTCAATGGCTTTGATTATTTCATCAATGGAATGTTCTTTTAATAAATTACGCAAGGCAATGACATTCTTCTCATAAGTTTTTGTGTTTGTCTTTGGACTTGGAAAGCCTGACAGTTGCCAATAATCAAATATCTTCTTGTATGGCCCATTCATTGGCTTGTCAATAGGTATGTCTTTTGGTTTTGGCTTGGCCATGCCGTTTCGTATCAATGATGATTTTTTAGCAGTACCACCACTTTGAGAATCAAAGTGTGACAGTTGTTCTTTAGAACAACTGTTATTCCCTTTATTCTCATTATCTTTATTCTTATTATATACACTCGGATCTGAGATACTAGTTTCTGATTTTTGAGAAACTAGTATTTCTGAATCAGGGACACTTGTTATCAAATTTATCAGTACCCTAAAGTTGAACCTATAATAATTTCTTGATGGTATACCTCGTTTTTCAAATTCAAGAACACCCTTGTCTTGTAGTTCTCTTATTATTCTTGTTTGGGCAGATACAGTTATACTGGTGTCATCTTTAATGTTTTGTTGGGTGTTAAAAAACCAGCCATTACTATCTATCATATCACGTTTGGCAAAATAATTGAATTTGGAGAGCATGTCTCCAATCCAAGCGGCTGTTTCTAATCCCAGTTGTTTTATTAGGGGTTTGCTTACCCGTAAGTATTCTTGGGTCAAAACTTTTTGTAATTCAGTATAGTCTAAGTCGTTCATCTAAATATCTCCCTTCTCAATTCAGAAACTTGGTTGTCGGTTAAGTCACCAGGATCACCATCGTCCAATTCAATAGTTTCACTGTCCATAAAAACGGAAAGGGAATCAGCCAGCTTTCTAGCCTTTTTGATAGCAAAGCTTTCGCTGTCAAACATGACATAGGCTTTCTTAACTCTCCTATCCACCAATAGTTTTATTTGTTCGGTAGTATATTCCAGCCCCATTGTAGCTACACAACCATCACCAATTCTCCAAACATCAGTCACCCCCTCAGTTATAATGGCAATGTCTTTGACTGAATCAATATTATACAAACACTCTTTCATAGGAATAATAGCGTCTTTGTTGCTACAGTGGATATAAGGTGGATCTTGGCCTGAAACAGCCCTGGCAGTAAAATTTACTATGTACCCATTTTCTATAACTGGGATGATAATCCTAAATTTGTATTTCCCCAAGTTGTAACAAGCACGTAGACGATATTTTTCAATTAGGTGGGTAGGGCTAAAGCCCCTGTTTTGCAGGTAGTCAGAGTGGATTTCAGGAAATACTAAAGTAGCCTCAGTGGGCAAAATGTTATCTCCTAAACGTCTGCGAATGTCGCTTTTAAGGTCAGTAAAGACAGCGGTTGTATCAAAGGATTTTACTATATCATAGGCTTGATACAAAGTACAACAATCTATTTCCTGAATTAATTTAGTGATGTGGCCCTTGGTGCCACATCTCCAACAGTTGAATCCGGTTTCCTTTATACCCAAATGGTTGGACTGGTCCCCACAGAATGGGCAGTGAATTCCAATCCAACCATCAGATATGTTTTTGCCCTCTTGACGATAGGGAATGTTTCTATCATCAAGATAGGATTTTATGTTAAACATTACTTATCAAAGCCAAATAGAATTTTGATTGTGCCTTCTATCTTTACTTTGATTCCAAGTTGCTGAATGACAGTTTCAACAGCCTGTTGAACTACATTTTTGATAAGGTCCGGCTGGATTTCTGGCCCAATGTCAGCTTTCATTTCTTCTAAAGCCCTATCCCTTTCTTCCGGTGGAGTAGTGAAAGCTGGATTAGGTATTTTTATGATATTTTCTTCTGATTTTGGATAGAATACATCTTTTAAAGTCCTTCTGCCTTTTCTTGAATTATATATCTTTGCTATTTGATCTGCTGTTGCTCCAGAAATTTCCCATCTTGTATCGCTACCTCTTTTGATATGCTCAGGAACTTTTTCTTGTAGTTTGTGCATGGCAGTAGAAACAAGACCGGATTGCTTGCGGGTCAATTTAGTGAGTGTCATTAAGTCTTTTGATGCTAATGGTCCTTCTTTCTCCAATAGATACAGTAAATTCATCCAAAACGGTTCCAGTGGTTTACTCATAAGTCCATACTCCTTTCTAATTTGGTCTGGATTTAAGTGCTTGGCCCTGCTGTGCTTGACATACCCTGTTGGTTTTGATGGTACTACAGGTTTGAAAAGGCATTTAGTAATTTCAGCCACGGTCCCTGTAAACTCATTTTTTGTTTCTTTGTCCTTTTCCACTCCTAGGTAATCATCCAATGGCTTTCCATCAACAAATATTCCCCTGTCCATAAATCCTCCTATAACCAATCATTTTCAGAATAGATTGCCAATCTCTCTCCTAAATGAGATATCAAATAGTGATGAGAAAGATCAAGAAAATCAACAATCAATACAGAATCCTTATCCTTTGTAGCCCTTAGACCACGGCCAATTCCTTGCAGCACGGCAATTTCCGATTTTCCACCAGCCGCATTGATAATGCAATCCAGGCTTGGAACGTCAACCCCTTCCTTCCAAATCTGTGTAGCTATCACCGTTTTAATTTCTTTGTCATTTAAACTCCCCCTAACCATTTCTCGCATTTCACCATCATCTCTTCCCTGTATGAAACATACCTTGTGTCCTAACATTTCAGCCACTTCAGATAAAACCATCCCATGTTCAATTTTGGTAATAAGTATCAGGGTGGTTTTCCCTTCTGTAGCCATATCCTTGGCAGTTTTTATAATCATCCTATTCCGTGACCTGTTATTAACAATCCCCTGGTCATAAACATCCTGATATTTTCTTAACTCTTTAACTTTATAGTCCACCGGAATTTTTATAATTTTTATTTTGGGCACTGCTAATATCCCCCTATCTGTTCCTTCCTTTAAGGAAAATTCATCAATTAAAGGACCAATTAAACCTTCAACCAGTAATTTTGTTTCCTCCCCCGTAGGCAAGGTAGCGGTCAATCCATACCTGTAGGGTGCTATTAGTCTGGTCAGTGTCCGAAAATATAGCCCCCCTATCTTGGCTAAATGGTGGGTCTCATCAACAATGACCATATCAAAGCTGTCAAACAGATTCTGTTCCTGTCTACAAAACGATTGGACTGTAGAAACAAGGACATCCCCTGTCAAATTTTTGTCGGTCCCTGTCAAAAATCCGACATGCAAACCCAATTTTTCAAACTCCTTTATGGTCTGGTGTACTAAAGTGATGGTATGGCATAGGAATAGAGCTTTTATATCTTTAACACTACTTATAATAGCCCCGGCAAGAAAGGTTTTCCCAAATCCAGTCGGTGCTTTGAGTATACCCCTTTTGGCAGCTACAGCATTTAGGACAAGCTTTTCCTGCTCGGGACGTAGTTGGAGTGGTATTTTTGGAGATCGTGCAACGTAGGGCCAATTCTGTTGGGAGATAGCTGGCTGTATACCCTTTCCTTGGAGGTATTCTACCACCTTGGGGATATGGCCGGTAAAAAACATACCCGATGGTAGTACCATAGATTTTGGATAGGTTTGCCTGGACATTTTATATTTCCCTGTAGGTATCCCATCCTTAGTTTTAATAGCTTGTTTTCTCCAATATTCTGCCTTGAAAGAAAGCAGACCGGAAACCATTGGTATATACTTTTTGTCAGTTATGACAGAGTACACAGGGTCTAAAATTTTTATTTCCATACTTGCATTATAGCATGGTTTTTCAAAACTGGACAAAAATACCTTGCAAATTTTTAAAAATTATTTTAAAATGTTTTCGCTATTCATATGTTGGTCCCTTTCAGGGAAGAACCCTGTCAGTCCTTAGCTGGCAGGGTTCATTTTTTATGGACATACCTTATACCTTAACCTCGGACATACCTTATACCTTAACCTCGGACATACCTTATACCCTGCCTCGGCATACCTTGCATACCTTATACCTTAAGGTGAAGTGGACATACCCTGAGCTTCTCCTTATAAAAAAAATAAGAGATAGGTTTTTAATAGAGCATCTTAATAAAAAATATATAGAGCTTCTCCCTAAGACAAAAAAAGAGGCCCAAATCCGGTTGGACTGGGCCTCATCTTTTACTTTCTGTATAACGTAACGAAGTTACCAAAGTATTTATCGAAGGTTTGAATTAGGTTCTCATAGTCCCCAGAAGTCATTTCCTTTTGGATGATAGTATAATCCAATGCTAATTGCTTACTGAAGGTTTTAGCATAACCAAGAAGACAATAAGCATTTCCATCTGGCCCACTTAAATTGATTTCAATTTTGCCCTTCCTTTTTTGTTTGTCTTTAATCATTACATCTCCTTTCTATAAAATAGTCTTTAATTTCAAAAGATACTTCTCTATCTGTCCTGGCTTCCAATTGAAATGGGACTGGATGTATTTGGTCAATTTGCCTTTGTACTTCCCCCCAGGACAGTTGGTAAGCTGCTCCAGCATTTCACTTGGGGCATAGTAGATAAGCTGAAGTATCATAAATGATTCCTTTGGAAGTTTAAGCAAAGCCTCCTTTTTGGAATAAGATTCTTCTGGATCTGAGTTAATATCATATAGGTCTATTTCATCCAGTGGCCTATAGCTTTTGTAGTTCATAGCATCCACAGCATGCCTTAGCATTATTTTATTGTATTCCATTGTCCTCTCCTTTCTCTTCAAATAAGACATTATATTTTCCTTCTTTTTTGTATTTAAACCAGTTAACGCTTCCAATACAACAGTCTGGATGACGATAAAATCCCCCAGTAAGGTATTGACTGGGTTCATCTTCCCTAATTTCTTTCATACAGACATAGCACTTCTTGATATTTTGTCTTCTGTTAAGCATACTTTCTTTCCTCTTCTTTAAGCCTGTTATTTGGTTTCTCATCTAAACGATATATGGTTTCTTTTGTTTTTTCATGCAGAGCTTTTAAACGATATTTGTCAGCATATCCTGTACGAGCTATACTTAGGACCGCATGCACTGCATCGAACCAAGCATCCGATTTTGTCATCAGTTCACTATATCTTTCTGTGGTAAGGGGCAAAAGCCTTTTGGTTTTTCTGATCTTTATCAGGTCAATTCTATCATCCTTTCTTGAGATTCGTTCTATATTCTGATTGGTGAAGTCAATCAAGAGTTGCTTTAGTTCTGGTCTGGTTATCTTAGGGAAGACATTCTTTATTTGTACTTCTTTATACAAATAATCTACAGTATGATTAATCTTGGCAGATCGGCTATGTCTACCATATACACTATGGTTATGAGCAGACAGACTTTTAGCGTTCACTTTATAAGTTGAATTGTTGACCCTGGCTAAGAGGGTTAAAGCCTTTTGTTTTGCCAGAATGTCATAGATGGTGATTTTCTTTGGCTTCTTACTCTCCCAGATCTTGATTATCTCTCGATAGTAGATCCTAAAAAAGTACCCGTAGTTCCTTTCCCAAATGTTTTCATTCATAGTTACCTCTCCTTTCCATAAACGTGTTTGGAAAAAACATCATTTACAATCCTGAAGTGATTTTTTGATTTTGTTGAAAACAGATCATAGTCTGTTATTTTTAGTGGCAGAAGTCTGCCATTAACATAACATATATGAAGCTTTACTTTCATAATACTTCTTTGACGTTTCTTTTCTGCAAGTTCATCAGCAATTTCTATCATCCTTTTTTCGGAAAGTCCAGGCAGATTCTCTGCAAAGAAGTCTTTAAAAATTCTTCTTAAACGTGTAAGATCAGTTTTGGTGTGGTGATTAGATTTCATTCTTCTAAAAGTTTCATCCACATATATATCATTTATATGATCTATAATGCTTAGTAACTTCAAAGGTTTTCTCAGCTTGAAAAGATCAGTCGCTGTATATTTAGGTTTCATCTTTAATCCCCCTCCACACAGCGTCCAGAAACTTGTCTGGTTTGAAGTTGGGATTGTCTTTTCTAAACATGTCTTCTAGATTCCTGGTAACAGAATCCAAAGGTTCAAAAGCCCAATCCATCCCTATGTTTTTGTAGTACAAATACCTTTCATTTAGCTTCTGGGCTATAGCTTCATAATGCCTTTGGCTAAACATACTGTTCATTTTCATTCCATATTTTACATACCCCATAAGACCCTCCTTTCAATTGTTAATTCTACTGATTAGCTTCCATTTTCCATCTATTTTTTCCTGCACTACCCCAACCCATCTTGATAATATATTGTTCCAATAACCATATTTGGGATTTCTTCTAGTTACTGGCTGACCAAATCGAACACCGTTTATTTTATATTTGTTGAAGCTTGGTTTTCCATCTCTTTCCCAAATCCTCTCAGCAATCTTTTGGTAGACATCTGCTGATAGGGGAAATATGCGATTATTGTTATGACTGGTCCATATCCTCTCATGGTCCATTACAAAAAATCCTTTTATTTTTTCACTTGGTTCTTTTATTCTCTTCCTGAATTCTCTAATTTCTTGCAGATTAAAAGCAAGTTTTTCACAATCCTTCATCGAAACACCAGTCATTGGTTTAGTCATAAAGAACACATAGGGCAACTTGTCTTGATAATACTTCTGGAATTTGTGTCTCTTCATTCTTTCGTAGGTATGAATTCTACCACGTTCTGCATAACTTAAGCTTCCAATTTTGTGCAGAAGTATACTTGATTTCATAGCCTTAAAAACATCTTGTAAAAGTACCTCCGGTTTCCTTTTTTTAGGTCTAAAAAAGAATCTGTCTTCCATTTTTTTTGCTTCTTTGTCCATATCCTCTCCTTTCAAATTGATTCTAATAAATGGATCTTTTTTGCTTTTCTTAAAGATTTTATTCCATACCTGGAACATTCTGGATAACCTTCTTTTGATATTGGAATATGATATACTCTACCTTTATCATCCCAAACTATTCGATAAATGAAATACCTTTCTTCCATTCTACCAACATCAGGACAGTAAGTTTTTTCCTTGGTCAGAATGCTCTTGGGGTTTACAGATATGACAGTCCTCGACATACCCACCTCCTTTTAAATTGTCCACAGCAAAAACATTACTTTAGCTTCCTCCAAGGTCTGAAATCCCTCCCTTTTTTCATCTTCTTTAAACCATTCCCAATAATTTCTTTCATCTTTTTCCCAGACATAATACCTACCTTCTTTTCGGTATAAGACTCCCTTCTCGTTGTCAACTACTTTATAATCTCCATAATAAAAGGAACTATGCTTTCCCATTTTTACCTCCTGTAAACAGGAAAAGGGGGCCGAAGCCCCCTATCCTTTAGTCAATAAACAGCACTTCACCGAAAGGGGGTTTAAAATGTTTGCTATAGTCCCGTTTGAGCAAGGCCCATAATACAGGGCAATCAGGCTCACTTTCAGGATTGACATGACATTCACCATCCGTAAAGTAGATTATGAATTTGGGCTGTAAATCATCCTTTTTGATTAATTCAAAGCCAGCATCAAAATCAGTCCCACCCCTTCCTTTGAATTCTACTTTCAAACTGGAAAGATCAGCACTGGTAATGGTGTAGGTCTTCTGCACTATGTAATCAATTTCGGCAATGAAAACCTCCATATCATATGCCGATAGAATACCATACAAACCTCCTTTAAACTTGGGGAAATCATTTTTCTCATCCACACTGGCTGACGTATCAAAGAAGATAGCCCCCTTGCCGATTTTAGGATCATGCAGGGTAGGAATATAAATATCCCCATTGATATAGTTCTCGTCCGGTGCCATCCAGTCATAGTCTTTATCACTTGTTTCATCCACAAACCTTGCCAGCACCTGTTCCCAAGGCACTTTGGTCATCGTCATATCCTTGACTAAGGATTTGAAAGATCCTGGCAGCTTCCCAGCTTTAACTCCTATTCTTTCCATCTCTTTGAGTTGGCCTTCAATCCGTTTGTCCTCCATTCTTTCTTCAACGGAATCGGCTTTCTCATCACCAGGGACAGGATCACCCTTTCCTTTACCTTTGTCCTTACCATCTTGTTCACCATCCCCACGACCAGGATAAGGAAAGCATTCATCCCACATTTCTACTTTGATTGCCTTCTTTTCCAAATCCTTGTAGATAGCTTCCCAGGTCCAGCCTCTGTACTGGGGCATATAGACACCATCTATTTCCCCATTCACATCCTTGGGAATTTCCAGGCCCATCTCGTCTACCAGCATATTGTTAATGGTAGCATCCATTGCAACATTGGCCAGATCTTTATCCCAGTTTTTCATACTGAGAAAACGGATGTGGTGCTTTCTTAAGGGGTGAAAGATCTCATGGACAATCACAAACATAGTTTGCGACTGATTGAGCTTGTCAATAAAAGCTGGGTTCCAATAGACATACACTCCATCAGTACCTGCCCGTGGTACAAGCTCACTCTCTACGAATTTAAGGTCAAACATCTTGGGGGTCAGAAAACGCCATTGAAAAGCGATCTTTTGCTTTGCCAATGCAACCTTCTCTCTTGCATTTTTTGCCATAATAGGCTCCTTTCTTACCTTAGAGGTTTTATTTTCTTATAACAATAAGGACAATAAATACTTGGATCGTAGGGACTAATTTTATTCACTTCAAAATACATATGCTCAAGATTTTTCAAAGTCATACCAGGGAAATGTTCCTTTCCAATATCTGTATTCAGCAGATAATGGTTCAGTTTGGAAAACCTCATATACCTAACAGCATCATTAAATTCTTCACCCTTAGCATTTTCCAAACTGAAAAGAAGTGTAAGCAGTTTCCTTTTTTTCATAAGATCACCATAATTATACTTCATAACCTCTCCTTTCCTTCATTTTTAAACCCTTAGCCCTGCCTACAATCCTCAGTTGTAGGCAGAATAAAGGTTAGATATCCTTCCAGATATCAAGGATCTGGCCTATGATAATCAGTACGATTACAGCAAATAGGAGATCCATATTAGAAATATCCTTCCAGGTCAGCCAAGATTTTCTCAGCCTTCTCAGTGACCTCCTTTCTCTTGTTCAGGTCATATCGCAGGGCATCTGGTGCCACGCTACACAGTTCTTGACTCAGCCTGTCGGCTAAATCATCCAATTCCTTGGACTTGGTAATATTCATCTTGGGCAGTAAATCTGCCAGCTCTTTGATATTATCAACCAAGGAATTTTTGAATCTGGCACTACCATCAGCCAATGTTTCAGCCATATGGCCCACAACCTCAATTGCCCTGCGGTATGGTGCCTTCATGGCTGTTTCAAACATTCCGGTAACAGCCTCCTCATTGGCTTTTACCAGACGGTCAACGTCATCTTGGGGCAGACCAACGATCTTACGGATTGCTTCTGAATCCGGCATTGTCCCAAAATGAATCCTGACCCCAAAACTCTTCCAGATATTCTTAGGATAATCATTAGGGTCAAAAGCATCATTCAGCCGATACTTTTGTTTTTCCACTATTTCGTCAAAGTTCTGACAGAAATTTTCATATCCTCTGGTAAACCTTGTTTTGAAATCATCAGCCTGTAGTACAGCTTCCTGATACTTGTCTACAGGGAACATGTAGCGGTTATCACCAAGCGGCAGACAGTTCGTAAGGTCGTTAAGCCACTTCTTGAAATCCTTGTAGGGCTGGAGGTAGCCGGTCATTTCCTCAGCATCACAGGCTGGCTTAGTAGCCCTGTAACCTTTGCCTCTGACCTGCTTTTCATTGTCCAGTTGCTTCCCGGCAGATTTATCAATCTTACGTCCCTCATACTTGCTTACATCAATGTCAATAACCATCACGTTGTTGTATTCATTACTCATCTTTCTCTCCTTTCCTTATTCATAGTCGGCCAAATGGCCATCATCATTAACATCCTCTTCAAACTCAAGGATAGCCAGGGGAATAACATCCCAATTCATATCATCAGGATTAATCCCAGCTTCCTTAAACTTTTCCTTTCCTTCCTTGGACAAGTCCGATAACAAAAGTTCAACTTTTATCATCCCTTAGTCCTCCTTTTTTGGTTATGTCTTGGCACTTGTTTAACAACCATACTTCCCAGACGCTACCTTCATGACTTTTAGTGTATAGCCAATAGGTAACATCAAACACAACTGCCCAAAATCTGCTTCTGATTTTCAGCATAGCCCTCCTTTCATAAAATGTTTAATTGTGAAGCTAGAAATTCTATCATGTTTGATAGATCCCTTTTGTTTATTTGGAAAGTTATCTTATTTCCTTTTCCCTTGAACTCTGTAAGAATAATCTCAAAAACATCATTATCAAAATTACTGGTGGTTCTAACACAAAAACAATGAGTTGTTTTTTCATTGTCCTCCAGGAAAACATTGAACTCTTTATTAAATTCTTTTTTTACTGGCATAGTTTTTCTTCCTTTCTATCAAGTTCTTCTATTTGTCTTTTAAGTTCTGCAATTCTGTCATTTAGGATCTCAATCGTTTTGTCAACTCCAAACATCATAAGTAAATATGATGACCAGACACTGGTTTTGATGGTGATTAAAATCTTGTTTAATAATGAAATCTTCAATTTTTACCACTCCTTTCAGTCGTTAAGAATTATGAAGTTGTTTTTACAGTAACCACACTTAAACTTCCAAGTGTCTACGTCACCATCCGAATTGCGGGACGTTAATACCAAATCCTTCTTGGAAATTACCGTTTTGCATACCGGACAACCTTCAGGTCTGTCACTTGCTTCAGTAACAAAACTGATTTTTCCATCCGGTGCCACATACTTCGTCCACATGCTTTCTTCTCCTTTCAAGCTATGTATAATAGCAAAGCAATCTTTGCTTCCTCTTTAGTCCTAAATCCTTCATTCCTGGTATTGTGTGGAATATCATCTGCAATCAGATAGTAACTATTACTTGGATCTGGTGGTCTGACATTTTTAAGAACAGGTGGCCAATTATGATTAATCCTATTTCCAGGGATGTACACCCCAGACATACCAAATAGAGGTTGTTTGGTACAAATGTACCATCTTTTTTGGTGATAATCATTGTCATCCGATAACATAATATAATAATTGATGTTTTCTTTCATTTCCCCTCCTTTCTATTTGCAAGGACTTGGAACCTTGCTTGTGCATTACAGGGGGGCCTCCAATCCCCCTGTCCTCTGCAATTAATCAATCAAGTAGTTGGCGTTCTTGACTGCCCAGTCATTGAAAGACTTCGTCTTTTTGAGTTCTGGCTTGATTTGGGCAATATCCATCATGGCCGCTGTACTTTCGTCAGCATCCAGCCTTTTCAGAAAGGCATAGATAGCATCCATGTTTTTGATATTTGCCTTGTTGACCAAGGCACCTTCCAGGGCAATCCGAATATCGGTTTCATTTGGAATTGGATGGGTAGTTGGCTTTTCGATAATCTCATCCAGGTTAGGCAAGTGCATATAAATCCTGCGAAAGTTCATAAAGGCCGTGATATAACCCTTGCCGACAATCCCCTCGCCAACCTCTGTCAAAAAGCTGTTTGCCTTTTCTTCCTGGTGCCTTTGACCAGCAAACATGCTCATGATTTCATTCCACTTCTTAACCCACCTGTCCAGTTTGAAAACAGTTCGTGGGCTGGGAATGTTCACAAAATCCTTGGTTGGCTTGGCTTCACGAATAAGCCCCGCTCCTTGGAATTTAATGTAGTAAATGGTTTCCACGGCTGCATCTTGTTTCCACAGCCATTCGATATGGTCTTCCATTTCATATTCCAGGTCAACCATAGTGTCCCACCTCTCCTTGATTGCATGCAGGATCGGGACAACACCGGAATAGTCAGTCATCGAATTGGACGCTACGCCAAAAACTACGAAATCAGAAATCCGCATCCCATTCAATTCTCTGGCTCCAAAAAGCTGCATCGTGGCCTTTTGGGTAGATTCAGGAGTTTGACCAAAATCATCAAACAGGGCAAAAGCAGGTTCTTGTACTTTACAAATTTCATACAAGTCCCCGTATGGAAGCCACACAGCCTTATCAGCCGTTCCATCTGCTTTCCTGTCTGCAAAACCAAGCCCCCTCATATCCGTAGGGGAATTGACAGACGTATGGAAGATATAGAGTTTCATTCTCAATTCTTCCATAATCTGCTGAAACAGACTTGTCTTGCCCATCCCTGGCTTGCTGAATACAGCCACAGTCCTCCGGTCAGGGATTGCCACGTTCTTCATGAAACTGCTAAACACTTTTGGGGTCATAATACCTTCTCCTTTCCTTCCAGAAATTAATGTCGCTCCAATTTTTGATAGCGACTTTGTCCTCTTTCTTGAAAAACCTACCCTGTACCTTCACATACCCTGCCTTGCTGTAGGCCACAGCCTCCAATTCCAGCAGTTTCACCCTTGCTTCTTCCTGCTTGGCCTTCAAACCTTGAATCCAAGGTAGGACGACTTCTTCCCAATACTTAGGGTCTTCGTTCATACATTCTCCTTCCTTTCTTCTTCCAATATTTCTAATATCTTCTTAGCATTATCTTTTGCATATTGGATAAAAGCCGGTGTCCTCTTAACTTGTGGATATTTATTGGCAAGTTCACACACCATTTTATAGCCAGCTTCAACTGAGGTATAACTTACTACTTGGAAAAAGTTTTTGAGGAGGGGAATAATGTTATCGTTAAAACCATTGTCCCCAAAATAAACCTGTTCTCTTACTGTAACCACTCTCTTCTTAATATTCCCAATAACATACCTCAGCACCGAAAGATCCTTGTTTTTCAAGGAAAGTTCACACCAGTATTCCCTAACACCATCCTTATAGCCAACCTTGCAAAGAGTATAAAAGTAAGTTTTCTCTTTTTCATCATACAGGTTGACAACCTCCAGTTTTTCTACTAACTCATTCTTCTTTTTCATGGTCCTCTCCTTTTCTTTCCTTTGAATTTTTAATCCTCAAGTCAGCCCCCTGTCCTCCCAACCAAGGGGCTCAGTTTTGGATTAAAACTTCCTGTCAATATCAAGCCAGTCTTTAACTTCAGGGTAGAATTCCCTTTGCAGAAACTTCAACCCTTCGACTACATACGGGCGAATGTATGGGTTCTTTGTTTCATAACATTCACCGTTCGTATATGGTTTGATAAGTTCCTGAATTACTTTTTTTACCTCACTTTTTTTCATAGCCCCCCCTCTAAAAGTTCACAGCAT